ATGGATTTTATAAATATGACTTATGAGGAAGCCCTCAGCCAGGCACCAAAGGAAGAACCTGCAAGACAGTACTATTTTATAGAGCGTTACCGGGATATTCTGGATCAATTAAAGAAATCATCAGGGAAAGAACAATTTACCTTTCACATCGCCACCTTCGGATGCCGCACCGTTTGAGTAAAAAAGAACTTGAAAGAAGTCAGTAAATACAACGCTTTTCCCGGAAAATGAAACTTAAAAATTATACAAAAAATTGCACCAAATAGGAATAAAAAAACAGCCGCAACCCATATCAAAACTGGGAAGCGGCTATTTTTATTTATTTGGTCCATGCTGGCACGTGACAAGCTGTTCGCCGCATATCGGGCAACGCTCCATTCCACACTTGTAATGGTGCCAGCGCCCGAACTGGGCGGAACATTCAGAACACACGGCACCTTTCTTGCCGGTGTAGGTGTCGCCAGGATCCCCGACCTTTATTCGCTGATAGCGTTTATTTTTATATGTGATCGATCTAGTTCTGCAACCGACCGTTGATCCAATCCGACCGCCGCACAACTTACACACTGGAAGGTCTGCCGGCTTCGTGTAGTAGAATTCGTGCGTTAAGCTATTTGCAAAAGTGATCGACTGTACTCGACCATCTACAACGACAATCTGATCTATGACTTGATCGACGAAATCTTTCAAGATTTCATTATCCAGTTCAAGGGCCATCTGCATATAGTCAACATGTTTCTTTGAAACGATACGCTGGGCTACTAGGAACGCCGAAGCCTTCTTGATAAAGGAGAGGTCGGCCAGATCTTCACCTTCGGATCCGTCTTGAATGTCTTCAATCTGTTTTTCAAAATTAACAATTTTATTCGTCAGATCTTTTTTGCGGTTCGAAAATTCTTCTTTCGTCATGGAATCAGGATCGTAAAGGTAAAGATCTGTAAGTCTTGTTATAGCAGTTTTGCATTTTTCTTTTTCAGACCGAAGCAAAGAAAGCTGTTCGGCCGTGGAATAGTCTTTTTCCTCACCTGATAGGCCGATATTTGGGAGGTATGCACCAGGGCCTAGTTCACTATACGCCAAAGCCGCGAATGTGTCTTGAAGACCGTCAGGCATGATTGAATGAACGTCGGCGAATTCTACGCCCCTTAATAATTCTTTTTGAAGTTTTTCGGTAGAATCTATCATCTTGAAATTCTTTTGAATCCGGGCCAGATTCGCCACGTAGTTAAAAATAAACGGGCCGATATAACTTTCACTGATCGTCTTGGAATTGTCACAGTCAAGCATTTTTGAGCGCTGGGCGCACCGGTACATTGAAGGCCGGTAACCGCTCGCCCTGGACCTATCTTTTGAAGCGATCATATTAGCGCCGCACTTGCCACAAACCAGGTGGCCGGAAAATGTGTGAATGTGTTTCGTGGCCCGGACATCTGAAACGTCACGGCCGGAAGCGTTTTCGTCCATAATTTTATTGCAACGATCGAATTGTTCCTTACCGATGATCCACTGGTGATTATCAGGACGGACGATCCATTCGCTTTCTGGTTTCAATGGGCCGCGTCCAGCTTCGCGCATATTATAGCGGTACGTTCCGATATAGAACGGGTTTCTGATTATGTCGTGAACCAGCTTAGAAGTCCATTGACCGCCGCGTTTTGATTTCACGTGATTATTATTCAGGTAACGCGATACTTTCATCGCGGATCGTGTCCTTTCGTATTCATCGAAAATGAATTGAACGATCTTCCTTTCTTCTGGATCCGGTTCGGGGAATTTCGTTTCTTCGTTCCAGCGATAACCAACCGGCATTCTAGCGCCGTTCCAAAGACCATTTTCAGCCCGATCCATCATGATTCCAGTAACACGTTCAGAAGTCATATTTCTTTCAAGTTCGGCGAAAATCAGAATGATTTTCAGCATAGCTTCACCGATCGCGGAAGAAGTATCGAACTGCTCGTTCATGGAAATAAAGGTCACGCGATGATCTTTTAATTCCTGGTACATGGCCGCGAAGTCCAGAAGGTTTCGCGATACGCGGTCAACCTTGTAAACAATCAGGTGTGAAAATTCACCCGATCGGATTCGGTTCGCCATTTCTTGAAAGTGCGGACGATCGGTATTCTTTGCAGAATAGCCGTCATCTTCGAAGATTACAAAGTCTTCGATCCCTAAAAATTCACAATATTCTTTCAACTTTTTTCGCTGAAAAGGAAGGCTGTCTTTGTCGATTTGATATCTGGTAGATACACGGACGTACAAGGCGGCCTTTTTCTTCGTCCAGAATTTCAGGACTTTTTTTGCTTTTTGATATTTCATGGAAGGCCCTTTCCCCAGGCGAACGGAAAATGGGTACAAAAAAGAAAGCCCGTTGATTTTTGCGGCTTTCAATGATATAATAGAAGTTGCTTATTTCCAATATCAGAAGGCCGTTTTTCGGTTGCCTGGTATTAAAACCGGTCAGTGATTGCAGTCATTGGCCGGTTGTTTTTGTTTAATTATCAAAGTATATTATTCAGCCTTTTCTATATCCCCATTATCTGTATATACATAATAGGTTTCTAAAAGCTGGCCGGAATACATAAGTTTCGCGTCGTGTTCCTCGCCGTCCACGTAATCAAGAATTGAAACAGTTAGAATGCCACCAGAGCAAGTTATTCTTGTGGTTGTTTTCCTGGTAAAATTCACAATCCCATGAACTTCATTATCTGATTTAAAATAATTTTTATAATAAGACAAAGCATATTCTTCAATATCGACATTGGAAGAAATCGTCGCATAGCGCCAGTTTCCGGTTACGTCATTTATTACACTTTTGAAAAATACTGGTTTCAGTTCTTTAATGTCTTTATCACTTACACCAATTATATTATCACCGGTTCGATGTTCAACTTCTTCTGTCTGCAATTCTGGTTCGGCGCTTTTCTCCGTAACTGGAATCGATTCAACTTCGGTTTGCTCGGTTTCCGTTGATGTTTCCTTTGGTAGATCCTTTTCTTCTTTACTGGAAGGAGTAAAAAGGCTTTTTATTCCGAATACAATAATTATTAAACAAATTATAACAAATACAGTTTTCATTTTTTTATTTTTCATAATTTACCTTTCCGGAACTATTAGATCAGTCCCTTTTCAATCGCTATTTTGTAAATGTGTTTACAAGGCTTGCGGTTTTCCTTAAAATCTTTACACTGGCAAAGTCCCAAGGAAGAAAAATAAACTTCTGGATCCGATTTTTCTTTGATCTGGCAAATTCCTTTTTCTTCATTCACATAATTTATTGTGAAATTTCCCTTTCTGGCTTCTTCCAGCCGCGCGACTTGGACCGGTTCGCTGTGAACGTTTAAAGTCCATCTGTAAAATGGCTTATCGTTTTTCTTTTTCTTCTTTTCCTGTTTTAAGTAAATCCTGATTTTGTTTAACCAGATTAAAATGAACATTCCTGTAATCCACAAAACGATTGTAAAAATTTTCATGATTCGCCTTTCGCAAATTATCAATGTAAAATTTACCATTTAGTATTTATAATAATATTTATGCGCCCAGCCTTAACAGAAGGAGAGGTATGGACTTATGAAAAAATATTACATTAAATACTGCCGAAAAAAAGTTTACGCAATCTACTATAAAGACGCGAAAAAAATATATTATAATTTAAACTTCAATGGTACAACGCAATTATTATTGGTAATTTGATTTTTTAATGTTAATTGCTGGGTGCTTCAAGAATATCACCCATAACTTTATCTGGCGTCTTCTATATTTCTTTTCACTGGCGGATATTTTTCTTCCAGTTCTTCCGGTGTCTTTGGAACTTCATCATATAGATTCTCTTCCAACATTCCAGAATCAACAACGTTATAAAAGAAATCACGAACGGCTTGCCGCTGTTCGCCATCTAACTTCAAATATTGGTAAACAAGGTTGTAACCGAATTCGTCAAGATTGAATTCTTCTTTTAGCTGTTCCATAGTAGAAGATGGCGTTTCGATAAACATAGGTCCAATTCCTTCTGTTAGATAATCTTTCGAAACGTGAAAAATATTACACATATCTTCAACCGTTCTTTCAGAAGGGTTTCGCTTTCCTGTTTCAAATAAGCAAATGGTGTTCTGCTGTAAATTAAGCTGTTTAGCGAATTCGCCTTGTGTCATATTCAAGGCTTTTCTGATCTTCTTTAATCGTTCAATCACTTTATCACCGCCTTTCTGACCTTACTATAATACAGAGATACTTACTTGTCAATAAAATTATTTAATAAATATCGGAAAACATATTGACACGTAAGTAATTTAGTGGTAATTTATACTTACAAGTTAGAAAAACAACTTGCAACAACCGAAGAAAAGAAAAAGCGCCGCCTGGTTGCACAAGCGACGCCAGCGGTGGAACTTATTTCCAAAAGTTCTTTCCGCCGCAACATTCGCAAGGTTTTAAGAACCCTTTGTTTTCTTCTAGGCCTTTAGCCTTGCGAACGCGTTGCTGATGGCCGCAATGAACATCGTAGCAAAGATAATATCCGGTTGGAACCAGATTTTGCTTATCGTTGCGGTCGTTATACCAAAACACCATACCGAAGCCCCCTTTCTTAATGGAGTAGATCAGAATGTCGTTTCTGGTGATTCCATTATAAAGGGAACGGCTTCGAAAATCAATCGAAAGGGGGCCGCACTTATGGCAGAAAAAGAAAAGAACGTTACAAAGGTTCGCGACGAAGACAAGAATTTCATTCGCGCCCTTATGTCTCTTTCTCCTGAAAAAAAAGTATTGATTCGGGGAATTATGATCGGCCTGGATCTGCAAGAGAAACAGACAGCACACGCGGCCCGGTAAAACTGGGCCACATATTCAGCATAAAGCCGGAAAGCCGACTGCAATCGGTGGCCTGATGTTGGAAATAAGCAAACCAGTATTTAAAAATTGAATAAGGAGGTGAAAAGGTGAAAACTTTAGAATCGAAGGTTAAGACTATAGCGGAAAAATATGCTGATCTCGTAGAAAAACGTCTGAATTCGGCATTAAAGGAATCTGACGTAGAAAGCTCTGCAATGTGTGAAATTAATGACGGAATCAGAATGTTAAATCATGTTGCCGCAACTTTAGAAAGAATTAGTCGTCTGAATCGGGGCAACGAAACAAACGACTAATACGTTTTACTAAATACGTTCCCATTCTGAAAGATCAGTCGGAACAATTAAGTTTGAAGAATCAAACATATCCCAATCGGAACACCCGGTGCATTGCATGTACACATTATCGGCTTCCGCTTCTGGGGTATCGCAAGATTCCCAAACGGTTTGGTCATAAATCATTCCGTATCGTCCATCGGACAAGCGTTTTATATAGATATTTCCGATGGGGCTTTTATACAACCACATTATACCACCTCCAACAATATTATATCACGATGATTTTGTGTAGTCACTACATAGAAAAGCCGACTGCAATCGGCGGCCTGATGTTGGAAATAAGCGAAAAGAGGTAAAGAAAATTGAATAAGGATAGTTACAGGATTTACGACACCGGTATTCGATACAGTAACAATACCGAAGAAAGAAAAGCCTGGCGTGAACCTTACGCGCATTATTCGACTTTTCACCGCGTCCTGAACATGCTTCGTGATGAAGGCTTCACAATTGAAAAAGACGCCGAAACCGCCAGGTGCATTCGAAAAGATTATTACATAGGACGTCGCGGTGATCTGGAAGTCGAAGGGCGTAAGTTCCCGGCCGGCTTTGAAATCACATTCTTTCAGAATGTGAACATTAAAAACCCTAACGGCGGAAGATATGACTTTGACAAATTCCAGTTAATGCCGTACATGATAGGGCTTCAATATATCAAGTACATGCGGAAGATTGTTGACTTTCTGAATTACATGAAAGACCTGGACGACAAATCAGACTATCGGTATAAATACGCAGAAGACCAGATCAAGGCCTTATATGTCAGTGAATGGCACCATGAACAAACAGATATGAATTTCAAACTGTCAGATCTGGACGGATCAACCGGCGAACCTGGCTATAACATGTTAGACCGTGACAAGAAAGAAATTTTAAACGGTCAGATCAAATATTTTCGTTACCGGGACGGACGGATCCGGCGCGGCAAGGTATACCACCATATAAATAACATGTGGTTCGTTATCCTGGATAAATACAATTATACTTGCGAAGCGTCATTCTATTTATTCGATCTTTCGTCTGATGATTACCTAGGCCGGAAGAAAACGCCGTGTGTTCCTAAAGAGTACCAGGAACGCCGACAAGCGATTTCAGAAATGAAGTCGAAGGAACTTATCAATGAGTTAAAACGCCGTGAAATTGCGGTCAAAATAGAAAGGAAATAAGCAAATGAAACATGTAAAAGAATCAGTCGTTTTAAAGTATGACAACAATGGAATGCCTTCGATCATGGTAAAGGTAGAGAACACAGCACCAACGCCAGAAGAAGCAGAAAGAATGTTCTTCGTGAACGGGATCGAATACGATTCAATTTATCTTTCCCAGTTTTTAAATTCAGAATTTGCCGGAAGGGCTTACAGCTTACCGTTCCAACAACCGCGAACTAGCCTGACGATGGACGAAATGATCGCCTTATGTCGCGCAAAAGGCACCGGTTGGCACCTTCTGACCAATGCAGAATGGAAATATATTCAGGATCAGACAGCCGAACACGTTCACGGCAACACAAGCGGCGGACATTGGCACCAGAACAGAAAAGAAGAAGGAATCACGTTCGGATATGGAAAAACACTGACCGGATCCGGCCCGGCTTCCTGGTTCCATAACGGATCTAAAGAAAACGGTATCGCCGACACGGTGGGGAACGTCTGGAAGACAGTAACCGGATTGAGATTAAAAAACGGAATTCTTCAATACATGCCGGACAACAACGCCGCTTCACCCGGCGCGGATCTTTCAGAGGAAAGCGAAGAATTCGTTAACGTTCTTTCCGACGGAAAGCCAGTCAAGATCGGGCCGCGCGATGGCGCTATCGTGATTACAACCGACGAAGTCGAAGAAGGCTGGGACGCAATCGAAAGAATGGACATTGTTGTCGATCTGAAAGAAGTTCCGGCGATCCTTTACGACCTGGGCGTCATTTTTAAGGATATGGAGAAAAGCGAAGAATGGTTCGCCGCTGACACAAACCTGGACGAAGTAATCGCGTTCGTGGGTGGCAGTTGCAACAGCACTTCGTACGCTGGGCCTTCCGCGTTGTACTTGGACAATCCGCGTTCGTGCGTGTACACGTCCGTCGGCTTCTTTTCCGCTTGTTTAGGGAAACCCGTAATCCGATAACTGTATTCTGTTTATCCGCGCGATAGCGCGGCTAATAGGCCCAGGAAGGGCCGGAAAGGTGGAACCATGAGAAAACCAACGAATAGAACTTCTTACAACGAAGTATGCGCCTTGTACGAATTTCACGGCTCAAATGATTACAGATTAAAGACCGCCGATGATGTTTTAAAGATCCACAATTTTAATTTGAGAGAAACAACCGGCTATGAAGATCTGACAGAAGATCAGAAGAAATTGTTTGAAGCTTATGTCATTTCACACATGAATGGCGTCGGAATGAATACCAGAATAACTATGTGGCCGAAATCGGTTCACTATGTAAAAGAATATTCTTATTGTGCTTCGCCAGTATGGGACGAAGAAGAACAAAGGGAAGTTCGCTGGCAAATCGGCCGCGAATGGATCATTCAGAAGGCCAACGGCCGGACGAAGAAATTCAAGAAATATTTTGACGAAGGAAAATCCGAAGCTGATGTTGACAGCGTTTATACAACCGAAAAGGAATATCTTCGCGTTGATTGGAAATATCACGGTCATTCTGAATGGTTCCACGTTATCGAACCGAACAAATACTATTAAGGCGGTGATTATATGGCAAAGAAAGAAACGGCCAGAAAAGAACAGATTGAAAACCTGAAAAGTATTTTATCAGGTTTCAATATACATACGAACGAAGAACTTGACAGCGCCCTTTCTGGCGCCCTGGAAGCTATGACAATAGGCATTATGACAGAGAAGCCTATAAACGTAAGGAATACCGCATAAAAGCGGCGCAACGTCAAAGATTGGAACCCTGGAACGTTGCGCCTGACAGTCACACCATAAAAAGCGCAACCTTTAATAATTTTAAAGGATAAATGACAAAATGTCAATCAGAGAAAATCAACACAAAAATATATTTTATGCTGATGGAATAACCCGTGTGACGGATCCTTTCTGGAAATGCACGTGTGCAAATTGCAAACGAACATATATGTCTTGCATTTCGATTTCGAATTGTCCTAATTGTGGCTGTCCTGATGGTGTGCGTTTCATGGGTGAAAGACCATATGACGAAGTGATCGCAGAACGCGGCGAACCGGTATTGGATTATAAATATAAACATTCTAGTCACTTTGAAAATCAGAATAAATCAGAGTAAATCAGAATTTATCAGAGTTCGTCAGAATTTATCAGAGTTCGTCAGAGTAAATCAGAATTAGAAAGGGGCGATAATTTGAACAGGCTGGGGTTTATCATTCTGTCAATTCTTCAAACGAACGGCGCGACGAACAAACTTTCTTCAATGTCTGTTCGTGAGATTTCACAGACAGAAGATTTTGACTACAAAGAGAACACCATATTCAAGAAAATCAAGGATTTCGAACAATCCGGCCATATTGGCCGTGGCCTGAAAGAAGGTCGGGCTGACACGTTTTTCATAACGGAATCAGGTTGCGAATTCCTGGACACTGAAAAGAAATAAAACGCCTTTATGGTGCTATTAAAGATTGGAGAATCAAAAAATGAAAAATAAGGTTGCGTTCGTTGCCGTCGGACAAGCTGGCGGCAATATCGGACAATTATTCGAACAGAAGGGCTTCAATGTCCTTTACGTGAATACTTCCCAGGAAGATCTTGACACCCTGGAAAAAGCAAAATTCAAATATCATATCCCAGGCGGCGAAGGTTGCAATAAAGACCGGCACAAGGCGAAACAGCTTATCATGGACGACTTCGACAATATCGCCGAAGAAATCGAAACGAAGATCAAGTCGGATCTGATTTTCGTCATATTTGCCAGCGGCGGCGGAACCGGTTCAGGCGCCGGCCCTATGCTGACCGACCTTCTGATTGACGAAGGTCGCACGATCGGCGCAATCACGATTATTCCGTCCACTGGTGAAAGCATTAAATCACATATCAATTCATACGAATGTTTTTCGGAGTTGACAGAGATCGCCGGAACGGCTTCTTGCTTTATTCTGGATAACGCCAACGGTGAAAAGTTACACCTGAATGAAGAATTTGTTGACGCCTTTTGTTCCTTCACGGAGATACCAGAGAAGCACAAGAGCGTGAAAGGGAATATTGACAAAGCGGAGATCATCGAAACATTGAAAGCACATGGAATGGCCGTTGTGCTTCGCCAGAAGGCCCAGGAAAGCGCCGAAATTATTCGGGTCGTAAAAGACAACGGCTTCGCGCCTATTGAAGCAGACCGGGCCGTTAAGTATATCGCGGCGTCATTAACCGACGGCGTTGATATGGCGGACATTGAAAAAGCGGTTGGAACACCGATCGACAATTTCCAGACCTTTAACGATTCAGAAACTATATGTTGTATATCGGGACTTACTTATCCACAATCACGTCTGGATATTGTGTATAACAAGGTTTCTGAAAACAGAGAAACGATTAAAAAAAACCTTGCGGCAACGCGTGAAACTGGCATGAAAAAAGGTGTGAACTTCCTGGACGAATTGGATCCGGTACAGAAGAAATCAGAGCCTAAAAAGCCGCAATCAAAACGTGATATTATGAGCAAATATTTGTAGATTGGCGGTGCTTATTATGGGCGATATAGAATGGATCAAACTTAGAATTGACATGTTCGACGATGAAAAAATAAAAATGATCCAGGCACTACCAGAAGGCGATTCAATACTTGTTATTTGGATCCGCTTGATAGCCCTGGCCGGAAAATGCAATTCAAGCGGCCTTGTGCTGGTAGAAGACGAATTTCCTTACAGTGCCGAAATGCTGGCGACTATTTTTAACAAGTCTTTAACAACGGTTCGCCTGGCTTTACAAACCTTTGAGAAATTCCGAATGGTCGAAACTACTTCAAAAGGGATCTACATAACTAACTTCGAAAAGCACCAGAACGCCGAAGCACTCGACAAGATCAGAGAGCAGAACAGACTTCGAAAGCAACGTGAAAGAGAACGCAAAAAGGCGCTTTTACTGGAAGAATCAGGCGGCGGCGCTCCTTGCCTTCCTGATAATGGTTCAAATAATGATAGTGATAATGTGACTTGTCACGTGACAGAAACAGGACAACCGCGTGAAGTCACGCACCTAGAAGAAGAAAGAAGAAAAGAGAATAAAGAAAAAGACATAAAAGATATATCTTCTTGCGAAGATATTGTCGGCGATCCATTACCAGATACGCCGAAGCCGCGGATCTTTTATGACAAAATAATGACTGATTATCACACTGTTTGCATGGACTTGCCTTCGATAAAGGCCGTATCAGAAGCCAGAAAGGCCAAAATTAGAACATTATTAAATGAACTGGACAAACTAAAGCTACTTACAGACAAAACGCCTTACGAACGATTACACACAATTTTTCAAATGTCCCAGGAAAGCGATTTTCTTTCTGGCAGAAATGGGAAATGGAACGGTTGTTCCTTCGACTGGCTGATAAATAAAACAAATGCCTTGAAGATTCTTGAAGGGAATTATCAAAACAAAGGGGGCCTGACCGATGGAAGAATCAATACAGGAAACAATGAATCGAATGTTCCCGGATCTGATAGCGCTACGAGCGAAGCACTTGAAAGATTCCGCCGAAATAGCAGAAGCGACGGCGTATAAGTGCCAGATCTGCAAAGATACCGGCTGGGAAGAAGTTCACGAAGGCGATCATTCCTTTATGCGTGAATGTAAATGTGGTTATATGCAACGCCAGCGAATCGCCGGAAAGTTGAAATTCGCAACGATCCCAAAGGAATTCGAAGGTCACACGGTAAACAATTTCAAAACGGATTGCTATTCATCGGCCGGCAATAGCGAACTGGCAGAAATGGCGAAGACCATCGCGAAGAATTACGTGGATCAGTTTTCGGAGATCCAGGAAAGCGGAAAAGGCTTATATTTTTATTCCGGCGTGAAGGGATCCGGTAAAACCAGGCTGGCTGTGTCGATCGCAAATGATATTATTCAACAAAAAATGATTTCCGCGAAGTTTGCAACAACGATTCAAATTCTGGATCAGATAAAAGCCACATGGGGCGGCGATCATAAGAACGAAGAAACCGAACAGAAGTTGATTCACGATATTGTTTCGGTTCCTGTCCTGGTGATTGATGATATAGGTGTCGAAGGCGTGAAGGACTGGATCAATGAACGTTTTTACAATATCCTGAATGGTCGTATGATTGAAAAGCGTGTCACGATTTTTACAAGTAATTGCAGAATCGAAGAACTAAAATTCGATGATCGAATCATAAACCGAATCGTGAAAATGGCCCTTCCAGTACAGTTCCCGAACGAATCAATTCGAACCAAACTAGCAAGAAAGGAGAACAGCGAACTTCTTGATCGCTTGTTAGGAACATGATAATAGCAGTAGACTTTGACGGGTGCTTGACTGCCGGCGGTAAATGGCCGGACGTAGGCGAACCGAACAAAACCCTGATCGACTGGCTGGCGTGCCTTAGATCTGGCGGTCACAAGATCATTTTATGGACTTGCCGCGTTGATGAAGCCCTGGAACGGGCTGTCAATATGTGTCGGGAAAACGGCCTTGAATTCGACGCCGTGAATGATAATATTCCAGAAATTATTGAATACTACGGTGTTAATAGCCGGAAGATAACGGCTGATTACTACATAGACGACAAGGCGATTTTCGTCAAACACGAATCACAGAAAGGAGAATCAGAGAGTGAATGAACCAGACGAAAAAATCATAGACAAGATCGAAAAACTGATTAAGTTATCCGCTTCGGACAATGAGAATGAAGCAAAGGCGGCCATGATGAAGGCACAAGAGTTAATGGCAAAATACGAAATCGACCGTCAAAGATTGTCCGACGAAAAGGAAGAACGGCCGGTTGTGTCGTTTACTTCAACGCCATTCCGTGACGACTGGGTGAAAGACGTCGCGAACGTGATCGCACAGAATTTCCGGTGCAGACTGATTTTGACACAAGGAAAATACAGAGGATCCGGCGGTGTGTTCCGGTTGAAGTTCTTCGGTTTTGAAGAAGACGCGGAAGTTTGTATCAATATTTTCAACTATGCCGTGAAGGTGGTTCGAAAGCGCTTCGGAACATTACGGGCCATATATGCGGACGCCGGACGGGAGTTCGGAAGAAATGAAAAAATGAACTACACAGAAGGTTTTTGCGCCGGGCTTCACCACAACTTCGAGGAACAGAAGGCACAAAGCGAATCGTTCGCCCTGGTACTGGTAACGCCGCCAGAAGTAAACACATTTGTCGAACAGATCCCAGGCCTTCAGGAAGCAGAAGAAAAAGGTTTCGAAAGAAGACGCGATCATGATGTTCTTCGAAAGTCTGGATATATTGACGGAAAGAACTTCCAGAACGCCGGCGACAAGGAAAGGCTGAATTATGGATCTTGAAAAATTCGCAAAAGGGAATCTGACAAGCCAGATCCGCGAAGGGATTCAAAAGATTTTAGAAAACATATCTGACGCCAGGACACCGGCGAAGGCCAGGCGGCAGTTAATTATAAAAATCACGTTCAAACCTGGGCGCGATAGAAAGAACATAAAAATTTACATTGAAACAAAAATAAACACGGCGCCGATCAGGAACACAGAATCGAACATGTTCATCGGTCAGAATATTAACGGGGAACCGGTATTCTACGACACCGAAGACCAGGTTCCAGGTCAAATCAGCGTCGGAAACGTGGAAGGTGGTTGAATTGAATTTTGAAAAATGCAAAGATAAGTATTTCGTCATTGTGGAAGGCGACGAAAGAGCGATTATCCGGGATAGTTACGAAGCGGCTGAAAGAAAGAGAAAAAAACTTGCAAAGTATAGTAAAGGTAAAAAAATCTTTGTCTTCAAGGCCGACGAAAGAAACCAGTAAAAACATTGACGCGGAAATATTCGAAGACCTGGAAAAGATAACATTCAAATTCGGTGATGAAACGCTGACCATAGGCGAAGCCAGATTGTTGTTTGCCTATGAAATCAAGCTGGATCTACATCAGGTTTACGTGATAGCACTTTCGGAGAAATACGGGACAATCGTTTTTTATTTACCGAAAGAACTGACAGAGAAGATCACAAATCGAACGGCTCAATTATCTATCAGTTTTAGCAATTATTTGTATAGCCTGATAGAACTTCACGCCAAAGGAATGGAATTGACCTACAAAATGGCGAAATGCGGCTACACAGTGGCGGAAGCGGTCGAAGCGCTAAGGGCTATGTGTACCATTACCGCGACGCCTATCGACAAAAGGATCCGGTCGAATAACTGGCTGAAATTACACGGTCAGCCTATGCGGCGGAAGAAAGGGAAAAGAAAAAATGAATAAATGGCTAGGAAGTGGAATTGTCACAGAGGAACCACGAATCAGATATGACGGTGACAAGGCTTCATTCGTCGCATTTACAATTATGACAAAAAGAAGTGTGAAATTTGAAGAAGGAAAACAGATGGTCGATTTTATCGACTGCAAATGTAACGGACACAACGCAGAATTCGCCCGGAATTATCTTCGAAAGGGAAAGAAGGTCGAAGTCACCGGCCCGTTACAGTCTGGAAGCTATACAAATAAAGAGGGTCAGAAAGTTTACACAAAGACAGTCTTTGCGGAAACGCTGAAATTTCCAGAAACTAAGGCAGAGGAAGAAGCCGGAAAGGAAAATGAACAGCAGACACCACCGGCGGCGCCAGATAATAGTTTTATGACATTACCGGAAAGAATGGATCAGGAAATGCCGTTCAATTAGTGCTTATGGGAAATAATGATTTGAAATTAAACGGATCGGGCGTCCGGGACGTAACAGCCGAAAAGGCTATCAGGAAAGCAGATCACCAGCCCTACGAAGTAACTGAAATGCTGGAAATGCTTCGGAAAATCGCCGATTTATGGGGTTACGAAATCGAAGGCCGCGTCGCCTTTAGAAGTAAGAAAACAGGGATTACATATAAATAAGGTGGTGAAAAAATGAAAATAGGTTTATTAGATCAGCATTGCGGAAAATGCAAATTAATTGACTTATGCGGAGAACCTTATAGCGATGTTTGCATATGCGGGAAAATAGCCTTTGAAGAAATGACAGAAGCAGAATATTTGAAGGCCGCAGAAGAAGTTCAAAAATCAGGCCGGAGAAAAAGTTATAGCAATAGGGACATAGAAAAAATCATATGTGAAACGTGGATCCAGGAAGAAAGAAGGTGCAAATTGTGAAAACCGTTTTAATCAGCATTAAAAGAAATTGGTGGGAGAAAATTCTTTCCGGCGAAAAGGAAATCGAGATCAGAAAAAGCGCACCGAAGGACATTGAATTTCCATTCAAGGTTGTGTGTTATCAGTCGGGAAAAGGAATCGTTGGTCAATTTATTTGTGAATGCGTCACAAAATCGAACCTTTACAAATATTTTGAAAGCCGAAGTTGCCTGACGGTTGAAGAACTGATGAAGTACGCAAATTTGAACACTACCAGGAAGGATCAGAACTTGTATGGATGGATCATAAAAAAGGGATCCGCCATGGCATACGACGAAGTTTATAAGATCGAAGCGGTCGGAATGGCCCGGCCGCCGCAAAGCTGGTGTTACATAGCGGACTTTACAGATAACAAAGTCGCGTATAGTTTCGACAATGAATCATATAGCACGCTTTACGACAACGAAGCCGAAGCCTTGGAAGACGCGCTGAAGGAAATCAAATATTACGAAGAAAACGAATATTCTTCGGTTCCTGAAAAAGTTTATATCGGTCAATGCGAATTATTCAAACCGTCGCTTTCTTCTTCCGGTTACGACGTAATCGAAGCGGCAATCAGCCAGGCAGACGACGAAGGCTTCGGAGAATGGGACGAAGATTATTTGTCGGACGTCACAAAAGAACAGCGCGAAGAACTGGAAGAAGAACTTGACGCGGTATTTCAGAAGTGGATAACAAAACACGGGCTTGAAGCTAACTTCTTCAAAGTGAATAGCTTCGACACTTACAACTACATAAACGGAATTTTGATGTAGAAAGGAGGGCTGGTATTGAGAGTACTTAAGTGGCCTGGTGCAAAGTGGAGTTTGTGCCAGCAGATAATTAATATACTTCCGGAACACAGAATATATTTGGAGCCATTTCTTGGCTCTGGGGCTGTGTTCTTTAATAAAACTCCATGCAATACGGAAATATTGAATGATTTGGACGGAGATATAGTTAATTTGTTTACTTGTATCCGGGATTATCCAGAGGAATTGTCCGCCCTAATAGAATTAACTCCATATAGCAGGGAAGAGTATAAAAAATCTTATGATAGAGAGAGTTGCACAGCATTGGAAAGGGCCAGGCGTTTTATTATTCGTTGCAATATGGCAAGAGCTGGAATGCAATATTATTCATCTGCCTGGCGACATGCTGGTCCGGTGCTTGGGGCAACGTGTAAGCAACGAGTATCTGGAGCATGGAATAAACTGCCAGGAGAAATTATAGAAGCGGCCAAACGCCTAAAAGAAGCTGAAATAGAACAGACTGACGCTATCGAATTGATTAAAAAATATAACCGTTCGGATTGCTTAATCTATGCTGATCCTCCTTATTTGTTAAGTACCAGAAGACAGAGATATTACAATATCGAAATGGAAACAGATGAGGAACATGAAAAACTTTTAGAGGTTCTAGCTAATCATTCAGGACCGGCAATAATTAGCGGTTATGATTCTGACCTTTATAGAGATATCTTATCCAGCTGGACAAGATACGAATTTGAGGCTCGGGCAGAACAGGGAAAGAAACGTATAGAAGTAGCATGGGTCAATCGTAAAGAAGATCAATTAAGTTTATTTGGGTGAAAAGATGATAGATCAGTTAGAATTTTGGAGGATAGAATGGAAGACAGTAAATATGTAGTATGGTTAGAAAACATGGTTATTTTACTTTCTAAATGCTATCAAGAAACACATGATATGCTTTTAGAAAAGGCGAAAAACAAAGAGACAGATGCATATTTTTCTATGCCTACAGTGCAGGGATTTGAAATGGGGATGTGTGTAGATAAAATCAGCAAAAAGACAAAGAATGAAGGAATTGTGACAAGTGTTGAATTAGATGGATATGTTAATTATTTAATTGAAGAACATAGTTAAACTGAAATTTAACGGAGGTTGATATGAGTAAAAGTGAATTTTTAAAACTAATAAGGCAAACTCAAAAATATTATGACAAAGCTAAAATGTCAGAACAAAAACTATTTGACTATATTGATGAATATATCACCGATGTGGATTTAGAGTATATTGAATTTAGTGCGGAAAATTCAAGTAATCTCAAAGAAGGGATCACTTGTTTCTGCCAATATGGTGAAAGTGACGAACTGTCAATATGGGAGAGGTTAAAAGAAATAAGCAAGTCAAATTAGAATTTGGAGGTATAAAGATGAATTTCCCGATTTTAGCAAGTAAGGAAAGTATACCGTGGGAGGTCATAGCTGCTCATGAAAAACAGGCGATGGAAAACCATGGTCAGACAATTAAAAGACTTGCGGAGCGCGGCGGTCTGGATTGGACGGAAGCCCTGGCAGTATTGGAAGACAGGCGGTATACGAAAATGAATGTCGAAGATGCAAAGAGAATTGTTCTCTTAATTGTAACAGAATCAATAAAAACCAATTCAAAAGTAGATAAAAATGCAAGTTATATAAATCCGATTCCATATGTGGATGCGGCAAAAAAGTTTGAAATGCGTATAAAAATAAATTTGGATACTGTCACAGGGATAGATCAGGCAAAAGGTATAGTCGCTGATTATATACAAAATATGCCTAAGAGTGAGATTGTAAAAGCATTAAGCTGTGAAACATTCCCGGTCTACCCAGAAGATTAGTGTTTTCCGGAGTACCGGAGGGATGGAGGTTAGACCGTGGAAGAAGGAACGTGTGAAACATGCGGTAACAGATGTAATTCCTTGTGCGATGAATGCAAGTTCTATGATGGAGTAGAGTGTCATCAGCAGGCGGATGAGTGCCGAGAATGTACCCGTGGACAGAATTGGATTCCAGAAAGTTATGATTTTCCGGAGTGCCGGGAGAAAGGTGGGGCTATGAAGGTGTGGAATAGTAAATATGATACTGATCACGAAGAACTAGAAGTAAAAGTTTCAGTGATGGCAAACGAATTAGGCTTATTAAATCATGAAGTTATCAATGATTTAGAGGATTTGAAATCACAGCATGAAGATTGGGAAGTTGACATATTGCTTGATGCGGTCAGAAAGCTTTATATAACTAACTAAACTGATATTTAGTGAAGGAGATATTTAAATAATGAACCAGGAAGAAAGAATCAAAATGTTTATGCAACTTATGACAGAAGCCACCAAACAGACGGGCTTCACCTACGCCGTAGAAGCCGGCCAGAACCTTATTTTGTTCGATACCCAGTCAAACGAACCGATCGAACTTGAAATCACGGTCGGAACCGATGTGACGAAGGTAAACGGCCAGACACAGATCACGACCTTCGACAGAACGAATGTAAATGAAAATCGGGCTAATTGACGTTGACGGTCACAACTTCCCGAATCTTCCATTGATGAAACTTTCCAATGGTTGTTATTTATAGGCAGAAAGGAAAATGACAATGAAAGGACATAGAAATCAAAAGAAACCTGAATATGTGGTTATTTGTCGGGAAATAAACAAAGCAACCGGGAAGGTTGAAATCACTGTAATTGATCAGGACGTAACCGATCACCTGATGAACGGGCTTATCAAGATACATTTAAGGGATCCGAACAAAAGATATTTTTTAACGCTGAAAAAAGATTATCAAGTTTACGGCCAGGTATATAAAAAGCAGATCGAAGCACTGGCAAACAAAAATAATAAAAGAATCGTCGAACTGGGGATTGATCTTGAATGAAAAAGATTAAAAGCGTTGTATATTACGAATGCCCGGTGTGCGGATTAAATTCTTCTAATCGTGAGAAAATGCAACGGCATTATGCCGGACATACATTGAAAACAGACGAAGTAGTTTATTGTAATATTTGCGGCGCCGGCTGGCACGTGAACCATTACGGAAAGCGCCGGGCGGTAGAATTAGCCGAAGAATGCCACCAGAAGCACGTTGACGAAGGAAACGTTGACAAAGTGGCCGGAAGAACATTTTTTCTTTCCGGCGGATCCTTCGGCTATGTGAGAGTGAAAGAAGGTAAAAATGACTGACAAAGAAAGAATTTTGCTTGTAATAATATCTAGGGTTATTCCCGGATTGATGATGAAAATATCAGACAAAGACGAATATGTCAAAGGATATATGCTGGGCCGCGGCGAATTAAAACCTGGTGATCTTGTCCTTGCAAATACAACCATATATCCGAATGAATTCATGGTTTCATACGTGGATCATTTCGACGAAGAAAAGGATTGTGTCGTTGTTCGCGAAATTGGAAGCGACAAGTTGTGTAATTATTTCAATGAATCATTTACAATAATCAACAAAGAACGTCTAGGTTATGAAATTCTGGAAGGAAAGCAATATAAAACATATCAAAGAGTGTTAAAGGCCTTTGGAGATTATACGGAATATTACACAAGGTTTAAATCAATCGAGTTCGAAGGCGATAATTGCACCGTGAAAGCCAGAAAAGCGTTCGAAAATGATGAAATTTTATCAATCACCTTCGATCATTTGAAGGTAAAGACAATAAAAGGAATCGGAGCATTACTGGAAAAACAAGAAAAAAGGAGTAAGAGAAAATGAGCATTAGACCAAAAACAACAAAAATGTTGTCTTTATCAGTCCAGAAATACATAAACCCGAAAAACGATCCTAGAATATACTGGGCGGCGGAAGTGACATTTGATTATTCAACAAGTCATTCGGTACGCGTTGATTTTATGAAGTTCAAACCGGTAAATAATACGGTTTCAGGAATCGAAAAAGGAGATTTTTATTGTTACGAAGTAAAATCTTCGGTCGAAGACTTTTATTCGAGAAACGGCCACAATTTTATAGGCGATTTTAATTATTACATCATGCCTGAAAGTGTTTATGAAACAGTAAAAAATGAAATTCCCTACAAAGTGGGCGTCCTGATTCCTGATGGAATGAATTATCACGGTGAATGGTACGATTTGCGATCGGCGAAGAAGGCGGCAAGAAAAGACAGAGATCGGCCATCTTCTGAAATGCTGTTAATGATGTTCAGATCGGCCGCCAGAACATTAAATAAACATAAAAAAGATATGAATGTCATAACAAGTGACTTCGCGGCCTACATATGCGATAATTTGTGTAAACACCCGTTAGAAGCCGGAATGACAGAAGAAAAGCTGATGGAAATTTGTTGCGAATGTAAGATTTCGGAATATATTCGTGACATAATGGAAAACGTGAAAAATTAAACTTTAGAATGTATTGATAAAGGTTGACTTGACAAAAAACAAGAGGTAAAATAAAAAGACGGAACGCCTTTTACAGCTTTTCCGCCCTAAACCTTTAATAATTATATCACATTTTGATATAATTTCAAGGGGAAGCTGGGAAAATGAAGGCGAAACCGTCTAATGACAGAGAAAGGAACCTTTTTACAGAAATCGACTTGCAGATCATGTTGTGCAGTGAAAAAATCAAGAATCATCGCCGGTCGATCCAAAAAGCGAAGAAAATGTGCGGGTGGTACGGTCCGAACGAAGTCGGCGGACTGGATTATTCCAGAGATTCCGCACCTGGGGTTCACATTTCATTTCTGGAAGGCTTGGAAATGATAAAGCTGGACGAAGAACGGATCAAAACCTTGACCGAAGAACGAAAAGAACTTCATCGAAGCAAGAAACGCATTGAAAAAATCTATTCAAGCCTGACTGGTTATGAAAACCAGGTTTTTTATTATCGCGTGATTTCGAAACTGACACAAGCAAAAACAGCCGACGAAATGTCCTTATCTGTTCGCCAGGTTCAGAGAATCGAGGGGGACATGAAAGAAAAAGGCCTGATGTGAAAGTGAAAATTTTTTGAATCGAAGGAAAATCCACTTTTTGAAACAGCACATTTTGAAGAAATGCAGATTTTAAGCACGTTTAAGCGAATTTTACATGTCGTGTTTTATGTCGTGTTTTTGTCGTAAAATATGTCGTGGAAATGTCGTGTCAATCCGTGTTATTATGATATTGTTGATAAGTGAATCAAGAAACCTTTGAAATAGCGTCGCCGCAAGGTGGCGCTTTTTCTATGCCAGATTGGGGGTGTGGTGATGAATACAGTTGAGCCGATCCGTGACATGGATCTTGTTATGGACGTGGCTGATTATCTGAAATCAAATAACGAACGCGATTTTGTTATGTTCATGTTTGGAATCTATACGGGGCTTAGAATATCAGATATTCTTTTATTCCGTGTAAGGGACGTAAGAGACAAGGACGCCGTTTATATCCGGGAAGAAAAAACCGGGAAGGAAAAGAAATTCCCGCTGAACAAAGAACTTAAACCTATCATCGAAGACTATATACGCGGCAAGCGTGACTTTGAATATCTGTTTAAATCGCCTAACTATCCGAATAAACCTATCAGCCGTCAGCAAGCGTACAACATACTTACTAAGGCGGCTAAGGCCTTCGGCATGAATAACATCGGAACACACACACTAAGGAAAACATTCGGTTATCACATGTACCAGCAGACACATGACGCCGTGACGCTGAAAGAGATATTCAATCATTCAGACATTAGTGTCACGCTTCGATACATTGGTATCAATCAGGACAACAAAGATAAGGCTATCCGCGGACTGTCATTCAAGAAGAACAGTCACAGATAGTCTTTTTATTTTATCTCTTTCGAAGAAGAAAAAAGGGAAGTCTTTCTTTCGTTTGCCTTCAACTTGACATAATGAGTGAATGACAAATGAAGCGTGACACTTTTGTTCGCGCTTTAATGAAAGAAAACACTTCACAATGCACTTGACACAATTACTAGATATGACAAGTAAGTGAATGAGAGCCGATCACGCCCGGAACGAACGAGTGTTCGAAGAAAACCGCCCGGAAAATTTAGGTTCTTCTGGCGGAAAAAATTTCTTTGCGGGTAAGCGAAGCCCAAAATCTTCCTAGATACAGACAAAAAAAGTTGAGAGTTGCCGTTTCCGTTTTGGTGCCAGAAAAGGGGTGATAATATGGCAAAGACAGAAGCAGATTCCGCGAAGGTCACTGATATAGACAATCTGACCGTATCAGCCGCCGTCCTGGGTAGCATCTTCGGAGTAACAGACCGACGGATCCGCCAGATGGCAGAAGAAGGAATCATCGCCAGAGTTTCAAAAGGCCGTTACAACCTGGTTGAATCTCTGAAAAACTATATTCTATCGTTAAAACTTGCCGTCGACAGCAACAGCGGCGAAAGCCCTGACGGGGAACTGGATATTGACGAAGAAAAGGCCCTTCACGAAAGAGTGAAGCGACACATTTCCGAATTGAAATTACAGACCATGAAGGGAGAACTTCACAAGGCCGAAGACGTGGAAGCCGTCATGTCAGATATGCTTTCCGCATTCAAAACAAGAATGATGAACATTCCTTCGAAGACCGCGCCCGTCCTGGAAGATCGGGACGCCGGATATATCAAGGAAAAACTGACGGCCGAAGTCACGGAAGCGTTGAACGAATTAAAAGACTATGATCCAAAGGCCTTTTATAGTGATGAATACGTGGAAGGTGAAGACGATGAATATTGATAAAAAGATTTCAGTCGAACATTCGGCCACGATCGCAGACGACACGATCGTCATTAAAAAGCGATCAAAAGATTTACAGATTGATTATAAAACGGTCAAGCTGTTCAAGGATATAGCGAAAGTGATTTCACCGCCGCCAATCCTTACGGTCAGCCAGTGGGCCGACCGTGAAAGAAGGTTATCTGCTGAAAGTAGCGCGGAACCCGGACAATGGAACACCGATCGCGCACCTTACCAGCGCGAAATTCTGGACGCAATCAACGACGCGGATTGTGAAGAAGTCGTGATTATGTCTTCGGCCCAGGTCGGAAAAACAGAATTGATTTTGAACATCATCGGTTATTTTATAGACTATGATCCGGCGCCGATCCTGGTCGTAAACCCTACAATCGAAATGGCCCAGACCTTTTCGAAGGATCGACTGGCGCCCATGATTAGAGATACGCCGGCCCTGAACGGGAAAGTTAAAGATTCCAGATCCAGGGATTCCGGCAACACAATTTTACACAAGAAATTTCCGGGCGGTCATATTACAATGGCCGGCGCGAATTCCGCCGCGTCCCTGGCGTCAAGACCAGTTCGAATTGTGCTAATGGACGAAACGGACAGATACCCGGCTTCGGCCGGATCCGAAGGAAACCCGATCAAGTTAGCTGAAAAGAGAACGACGGCCTTCTGGAATCGAAAAAAAATAAAGGTTTCGACACCTACGATCAAGGGCGAAAGCCAGATCGAAAAGGAATTCGAAAGCGGATCCATGGAAGAATGGAACGTTCCGTGTCCTTCGTGCGGAAAATATCAGCCTTACGAATGGGGACGGATCCACTTTTCGGACGGTACGATGGAATGTAAATTCTGTCAGGAACACATTTCCGAAGTTGACTGGAAGCAAGGAAAAGGAAAATATTTCGCGAAAAAGCCGGAAGAAAAGAGAAAAAGAACATTCCACCTGAACGAATTAGCTTCGCCGTGGAAACACTGGGACGAAATAATCAGGGAATTCAAAGACGCACAGCATGACATGAAGGTCAACGGCGACATTGAGAAAATGAAGACCTGGATCAATACGACGCTTGGTGAAACATGGGAAGAACGCGGCGCAAGTGCCGACGACGATTCCTTGTTGAGCCGGCGCGAACGATACAACGCAGAGATCCCGGAAGGAACGCTTCTTCTTACAGCCGGCGTCGATGTTCAGGACGATCGTTTCGAAGTGGAAATCACCGGCTGGGGCCATGGTTACGAATCTTGGGGCATTAAGTACGAAAAGTTGTTCGGGGATCTGGAAAAAGAAGAAACCTGGGACAACCTGGAAAAATATCTTGACAAAGAATTCTTCTTCGAATCAGGAAATTCGCTTCTTATCGCTTGCACTTGCATAGATACCGGCGGACATTTTACGACACAGTGTTATAAATTCCTGAAAAAGATGGAGAAAAAGAACAAAAGAATTTACGGAATCAAGGGAATGGGCGGCCCTGGTATTCCTTTAATTCACAAGTTATCCACAAATAATCAGCTTAAAGTAAAAGTTTTTATGCTGGGAGTGGATAGCGGAAAAGAAATTCTTATGACTAGATTAAAAACGGTCGATGAAGGGCCGGGTTATTGCCATTTTCCAATCAATGCGGATCGTGGATATAACGAAACCTACATAAAAGGACTGAACAGCGAACAGCGCGTCGTTCATATGAAGGACGGACGGCCGGTTATTAAGTGGGTAAAGAAATCAGGAACCAGAAACGAACCGCTGGATCTTCGAAACTATTCCACGGCCGCCGCGGAAATTCTTCGCCCTGACTGGGACGTCCTGGAAGCAAAGGTCAAGGCCGGAATAAATTACATGAAGCGCCGACCGAAAACCGACAAACCAAAAAGAAAAGCCGGAGCCGTAAGCCGCGGCGTCCAGATATAAGGCGGTGAACTATGAATGATTTACAGAAGGAACGGCTGGAACGATACAAAAGCCGTTTGAAAATGTACTACGAAGCAGAAGAAGCGGTTCTTCTGAATCAGGAATACACAATCGGAACAAAGAGCCTGAAACGTGCAGATCTTTCTTCGATCCGGGCAGCAATTAAAGACCTGGAAACACAGATCACGTTATTAGAAGGTGGCGGAAAAAACAAGGCTTTTCGCTTCGTTCCGCGTGATATTTAGAAAGGCGGTGAAGATTAAGTGAATATTATTGACAAGATGATCGAAACCGTCAGTCCTACGGCGGCACTTCACCGACAGCAAAGCCGAATGAAACTTGAAATGATTAGATCATTTCAGAATTCCGGCTACGATGAATCGGGCGCTTCCAGATCAAAAAATTCAATGCGTGGGTGGGCGGCGCGAAGCCTATCGCCCCAGGAAGACATTGACAAGAACCTTCCGACGTTGCGACAGAGGGCGCGAAGCCTTTACATGTCGGCACCGCTGGCAGTTTCGGCCATTAAAACAAACAGAACAAACATTGTCGGCCAGGGCCTACGCCTGAAAAGTACGATTGATTCTGACTTTTTAGGTATGACAGCCGAAGCCGCGGCGGAGTGGCAGAGAAACGCCGAACGTGAATTTGAATTGTGGGCCGAATCGAAATTTTGTGATTCCACCAGGGCAAACAATTTTTATGAGATCCAGCAAACAGCGTGCATGTCCTGGCTTATGAACGGCGACGCGTGCGTTCTTCTGGAATATGACAAAAGCTATAAATTCTATCCTTACGGGTTGCGCGTTCACCTGATAGAATCGGATCGCGTTTCGACACCGCATTCTTCCGGGAACAATGTAAACCTATACGCGACGGATCCAAACACCAGGAACCGGATCTTCAACGGCGTAGAGGTAGACAACGGCGGCCGTGTGGTAGCATATCACATTTGTTCCACATACCCGAACAGCAACCTTCGGGCGGAAAAGAAATGGTCGCGCGTGAAAGCGTTCGGCGAAAAGACCGGAACGCCTAACGTTTTAATGATTTACGAAACAGAGCGCGCCGAACAATACCGCGGCGTTCCGTATCTGGCGCCGGTTATCGAAGCATTAAAACAGCTTACACGATACAGTGACGCTGAAATGATGGCCGCTGTTATCAATGGTTTTTTCACCGCGTTCGTTACTTCCGAATCAGGAACGACGGAAACCGGGTTCACTGGCGTAGTGGACGATGAAGACAGAATGACAGACGACGATGTTTCTTACGAATTAGGCCCTGGCATGGTGAACATGCTTCGCCCAGGTGAACACATAGAAATCGCAGACGCGAAACGTCCTTCCGGTAACTTTGACGCCTTCACAACGTCACTCGCGAAGTACATCGGGGCGGCCATTGAAATTCCGGTCGAATTATTGACGAAGAACTTTTCTTCCAGTTATTCTGCTTCACGTGCGGCACTTCTGGAAGCCTGGAAGGCTTTTCGAATGAAAAGAAGCTGGTTATCCACTGATTTTTGTCAGCCGGTTTATGAAATATTCCTGACGGAAGCGGTCGCAAGCGGAAGAATCAAGGCGCCAGGCTTTTTCCTGGATCCAATGATTAAAAAAGCATATTGCGGCGCACAATGGAACGGCCCGGCCCAGGGAATGCTTGATCCGGTGAAGGAAGTTTCCGCCGCAGAAAAGCGAATCAACATCGGTATTTCAACCAGACAGAAGGAAACAATCGAAATGACCGGCGGAGATTTCGAAAACAACGTTTCACAGCTTGCGCGTGAAAGTGATCTGATGAAGAAAGCCGGACTTTCAACAAGTGCCACTTCATCGGGCGGAGAAAAAACAGAAAAGGAGATTGAAGACGATGAAGAAGAAAACGAAGACGAAAATCAGAATCGTAAACGATCCGGCGCCAGCGGTAGCGACACCGGCGACGACTAAGTTCTGGAATTTCATCGACAACGGCCAGACAGCCGACTTGCAGTTATTCGGTACAATATCCAGCGAAGAAGACTGGTGGACGGAAGATTGCGTCACATACCGAAATTTCATTAACGAATTGAACACCCTGGGGGTAAAAGATACGATCAACGTGTCGATCCAGTCGGGCGGTGGCGATGTATTCGCCGCAAATGCCATTAAAACAGCGCTTGAAATGAACAGCGCGAAGATCGTCGGAACCATTATCGGACTTTGCGCCAGCGCGGCAACGATCATTCTTACCGCTTGCGATACAAGAAGAATCGCAAACAACGGAATTTTGATGGCCCACAATCCGAAAATTACCTTGTACGGGGCCTATGAATCGGCTGAACTTACAAAATTAGCGGAAGTTACAGACAAGGTAAAACAAAGCATTGTAACCGCATATATGCAGATTTTAAGCAAGACGGAAGAAGAAGTCGTTCAGTTGATGAACGATGAAACCTGGTATGTAGGCCAGGAAGCGGTTGACGCCGGGTTCTGTAATGAACTTATATCTGGCGGCGAATCGTTCCAGAACAACGCCATGGGCGATCATAAAAACTTCATGGTGAACGGAAAACATTATAATTTTACAAATTATGTTGAAACAGTCGTTCCCGATAACATTCGAAAAAAGGTTCTGAATCTTTCTCCAACGCCGCAGAAAGAAGAAGGGACTTTTTTTAATACAACAAAACAGAAAGGAAATAAAAACATGGGTGAAAACAACCAGACAGCAACACCGATCACAGATGTTGCACAATTAAGAGCCGCTTATCCTGAATTCTGTAATTCCATTGCAAAAGACGCCGTGAAGGCAGAAAGAGAGCGAATGAAGGCTATTGACGCCGTATCAAAGGGCATTCCTGACGATGTACTTGCAAAAGCAAAGTACGAAGAACCTATGTCAGCCCAGGATCTTGCATACGCGCAAATGGTAGCAAACAGCAAGGTAGGAAACCAGACATTAGAAAATGTCGTTGACGATCTTCAAAATTCCGGCACTGGTGATGTCACAACCGTTCCAAACGTAGGAAACGACACAACCGGCCAGAAAAAAGAAGAAAAAGAAGCCAAAGTTCACGGTTTCGCGAACGCATTAAAAGGCGATAAGAGAAGGGGGACAAAATAATGAACATGTTTCAGAACATCGGTGAATTTACACCTGATTCCCTGATTGCAAGCCCTGATTTCCCTATCCTGAAAGAAGGAATCGGATTGAAGGCCGGCCAGGGTACATTGAAACGCGGATCTTTGATCGCGAAAGGAACTGATAAAGCTGGTTACATTGCCGGCGGATCAGGCGAAGTTACTTCCAAAGTTTATGGAATCTTGACCGACGACGTAGACACCGGAAGCGATAAAACAGCAACAAACATTCCGGCGACTTGCTATTTAACCGGAGTATTCAACCGCGACGCCTTACTGGTAGCCGCAGAAGCAACCGTTGACACATTCGAAGACGCCGCGAAGACCATCGGAATTTATCTTCGTGACATACAGAAATACTAATTAAGGGGGTAAAAAGATCATGCCAGATTACACAACTCGCGAAATGATGGAAGCGATCGACCAGACGCCGCCCGTCAGAACGTTTTTACAGAATACTTTCTTCCAAGGTGAAGAAACACATATCGCGGAGAAGGTCGAATTCGACGTCCGCAAAGGAAAGCGCGTTATGGCGCCATTAGTTAGCCCTAGAAAGGGTGGAAAAGTTCTTACCCGTCAGGGGTTCAGAACAAACCAGTTCACTACACCAAAAATCGCACCAGAAAGACCGCTTACAATCGACGATATTTCCCAGCGCGCGATCGGCGAAAACATTTACAGCCAGAGAACACCAGAGGAACGCGAAGACGAACTTCTGGCAAAGGACGAAACAGATCTTGAAGAAGCAATCGCAAGAAGAAAAGAGTGGATGTGCCGACAGATCCTTTTCGAAGGAAAGATCGACGTCCAGGACGAAGAAGACGGAATCGACGTTCAGATCGACTTCGGTTTCACGAACATTACTGTTCTTGGTGCCGACGAATTATGGTCACTTGCAACCGTGGATCCTTTGAAAGTTCTTCGCCAGGTTAGAAAGAAAATTATTAAAAGCACCGGATCAGCGCCAGACATTGCGATCTTTGCTTCTGATGTAATCGAAGATTTCACCACAAACCCATTTGTTACAAAAGCGATGAACGTGTTAAACATGAAAAACATCGTGATCGAACCACGCGTCGTTGATCCAGCGCTTACGTTCTACGGAAGAATCGCAGAACTCGACCTTGATATTTACACATATGACGAATGGTTCTTAAACGACGAAGGCGAAGACGAAGCAATGATCCCAGCCGGAACCGTTCTGATGGGCCATTCCACCGGTGAAGGCCAGGTTGAATATGGCGGTGTAACACAGATGGAAGACGGAAAATTCGTGACATACGAAGGAAAACTTGTTCCTAAACAGTATGCAGACGAAAAGAACGAAGTGAAAATGCTTCGTCTGACTTCCAGACCACTTCCTAGACCGTTCGACGTGGAATCATGGGCTATTTTGTATGTAAACGGCGCGAAAGCGTAGAAAGGGGTAAACAATGGCTTATAGAACAAAAGTTGAAGTAAGAACAAAAGGAAAGGTTTTTCCAGCCGGATCAATCCTTCCTGACGATATTTCAAAATCTGACCTTGCTTTCCTGAAAATGAAGAAATTCATTGATGTTGTGGAAGGATCCGGCGTTCAGATCGACGATGAAGACGAAGAAGACGGCTTCGACGAAATGGATCCTGGAGAGTACAAAACAGCGGAAGAAGTGAAGAAGTTCAGAAAGAAAAAGGACGTTTACACTTACGCCGCTTCAATCGGCCTTGACCTGGGCGACGACTACGGAGAAAAATCACTTGCTGATCTTTGCGACGCGGTTATCAATTTCCAGGAAGAAGCCGAAGCTGGCGCAGATGGCGCAGAATAGGCGGAAAAATGCGAAGCTTCAAGGATCAGTTGGAAAAAGATTTTGACAGCACCTTTTTTAACATGGACGAATTCGCAGAAATACATCGAATTAACGACATGGAAGTCCCGATCGTGGTTGATAATGACACCTTGATGGAATTGAATCTTGGTAAAAATGCAGACGCGGACGGGATCTTCACGGACGATAAAATGTTCTTTGTTCAGAAAAAGTATCTGGACTTTGAACCGGTGGCCGGCCAACATTTGAAATTTGATGGTGAATTTTACCCGATTTCGAATGTTCTGGAAGATTTCGGCGGCTACACAATCGTTCTGACGGGTAATGAAGATTGATCTATACAGAAATAAAGGTTTCAGGAATTGAGGACGTCGAAAAACGCCTGGGAAATATGAAAAAGAACGCGCCGCTGGTTGTTTCCAGAGCAATCAACCGGGCCATTTCGAATGTGAAGAAGAACATGGGTAAAGAAACAGCCGCCCGTTATTTTATTTCTTCTGGCGAAGTGAAAAAGACAGTAAACGTCACAAAGGCGTCGAAGTCAAGCCTGAAAGCGGCCGCAATTTCCCAGGGCGGCGGAATCGCGCTGTCAAAATTCAAAGTCAATCCCGGAACGCCGGTTCGTTACCGCGGAAAATCAAGATCACCGAAGGTTTACAAGGCCGGAGTATTAAAAGCCGGCGGCGTGAAACCGCTTGACGGGGATCCGAAGTCATTTGTTGCGATTATGAAGTCAGGTCATAACGGCGTTTTTAGCAGAACGACCGGAAAAAGCCTTCCTTTGAAACAGTTATACGGCCCATCGGTGCCGCAGATGGTGAAAAATGAAGACATTATGACAACGATCAACAAAGACGCGAACGACACGCTTCAAAAGCGAATCAACGCGGAAGTGAACAACATTTTGCGGAAGGGGTGACTTTAAGCAATGCAAACAGACGTTTTTCTTCAAAAAGCACTGGTTGAAGAAGTAAAAGAGGTTTTAAAGGGCTATACGTCCTTGAATAATGGTGTTTTTTGCGATTTCAATGTATATCCGCAGAATTTACCAGCAAAAAAGGGAAAGAACGACGAAGATCACTTTCCTTACGTCCTAGTGTGCCTTGACGAAGAACAGATAAACGGGGAAGATAACGACAACGTTTGTTCCGTTTATTTTTTGGTTGGAATCAAAGACGAAAACCCGAACAAACAAGGACATTTTGACGTTGCGAACGTCCTGAATAAAATAGCCGACAATCTTCTTCAAAAAAGACTGATCGCGGAACAATTCAGGATCACGTTTCCATTAACCAAAAAGTTCCAGGAAGAAGACACATGGCCGAAATTTATCGGCGGAATGTCTACTTTATGGACTGTCAACAAAATTCAAATTAAGGAGACAGAATATGACTAAAGCAGAAGGAAAGGTCATGTATTTAGGGCCTACAATTCGCGGCGTGGTGAAAAACGGCGACGTATTCGAAGGCGGACTTCCGAAGAAACTGTCAAAAGTTGCGGAAAAGAAGCCTATCGTTAAAAACCTGATTGTTCCACTTTCCGACATTGTGGAAACGAAAAGAGCAATCGACCAGGAAGGAACGGCCGAAGCCGTGGCATTCGACAAGATCGAAGCAATTCCTGGAAGTGAAATCAAAGAAATCACGGAAGGAGAATAAAAATTATGTCTAGTGTTTACAAACATGGTATTAGAACCAGTCACAGAGCGACGGCGCTTTCTGTTCCGATCACTTCTGACGGCTGTTTACAGTGCGTAATCGGTACGGCACCGGTCAACATGGCCGCTGATCCATACGCGACAGTCGGAAAACCCTTCGTTGTCTACGACAAACCGTCCGCAATCGCCGCGGTTGGTTATTCAACCGACTTCGAAAATTACACATTATGTCAGAGCATTTACGCGACATTTGATGAATTCGCAGTTGCGCCTTTGATCCTGATTAACGTCCTGGATCCTAAAAAGCACGTTAAGGCGGAATTATCAAAAGAATACAAGGTCGAAGGTGGAAAATTCATCATCGAAGAAACCGGAATTCTTCTGGATCAGTTGTCTATTTCTTCCGTTGATGGCGCGACAACCTATGAAGCCGACACTGACTATGTGACTTCATTCAATAGCGACGGAACGGTTTCAGTTGCTATTTCAAAAACCGGAGCCGCAAAAGCGGTTACAGATTTCAAAGCGACATTTGTTCAGATTGATCCGGCAAAAGTCACCTATGAAGACGTGATCGGATCCTACAACGTACAGACCAGAGAAAGAACCGGAACGGAACTGATCGGTCATGTATATACAAAATACGGAATCGTGCCTTCTTTGCTTCTGGCCCCTGGTTGGTCGCACATTCCGGCCGTAAATCTTGCCCTGAATGCGAAAGCAAAATTGATTTCAAGCCTTTTCACAGCGAAAGTTGTGTCAGATCTTGACACCGCAGAAGGAAAAGCGGACGGAATCGAAAACGTGAAGGAATATAAGGACGGGAACGCCTATTCTGACCGCGATACAATCGCGATGTGGCCTTTAATCGGCGTCGGTGACTATATTCTGTATTATAGCGCACAGATGGCCGCACACATGCAGTATCAGGCCGCCAGCAATTCCGGCGTTCCTTCAAAATCACCTTCCAACAAGGATATTAAGATCACCGGACTTTATACCGCAGACAAGAAAGAAGTTGTCCTTGACATGGACGAAGCAAACGATTTCTGTAACGCGTGCGGAGTAGTTACCGCGATCAATATGAACGGCTGGAAGTGCTGGGGAAACAATACGGCGGCTTATCCTTCCACAACGGATCCGATCGACCGCTGGATCAACATTGTAACTATTTTCGACTACATCGAAAACAACTTCAAGCTGACCTTCTTCCAGAATGTCGATGATCTGACGAATTACAGACTGATCGACGAAGTGGTTTCCGGCTTCAATATCCAGTTAAACGGATTGCAAGGTTCAGACGACATCGCCGGCGGTGAAATTTCATTCGATCACGATGAAAATCCGATCGCGAACATTTTAGGCGGACATATCAAATTCCACACAAGAATCGGCGGATATACACCAGCCGAAGACATTGAAAATGTGTTCGAATTCGATCCTACAATCACAGAAGCCGCTTTACAAGGGGGTGCTGAATAATGGGCTATAAAATTCCAACCGTATTAAACAACTTCAACACATACGGGAACGGGAGAAAATACGTCGGTGTAGCGGCCGAAGTTTCCCTTCCTAGTTTTGAAAACATGACAGAAACGATCGACGGGGCCGGCATTGCCGGAGAAATCGAAGAAGCTATCGAAGGCGCTTTCGGATCACTGGAAACTGAAACAACTTTCCAGAATATCAGCCGTGAGTATTTCGATTTCATTACACAGACCGGAAATGTCACATATCGCGGATCTATGCAAGTGCTGAATACGGCCACACAGACGAACGATTATGAAGGCCTTGTCATTACAACAAGGGGAAAAGTAAAATCTTTCGAACTTGGATCACTGAAAAAAGGCGGAAAGGGCGAACCGAAAGTCGTTCGTGAATTAACTTACGTTAAGATCACAATCGGCGGCGTGAATGTCCTGGAACTTGATAAATTCAACATGATCTGGAAGTTAAACGGCGTTGACCTTTTACAGAAAATCAGAAGCCAGATCTAGGAAAGAGAGGAAATAAGCGATGGAAAAAGATACAAAGAGCACCGAAACCAAAAGGGACGAAATGATCGGGGAAGATGCGATCCCGGTTGCAACATCTGACGAAGAAGCGACAAGTTCGCTTCTTCCAAAGAAAGAGGAAACCGACGAACTTGTTATAAAGTTCAGAAAGCCATTCAGTTTCGAAGGAGAAGTTCACAACGAATTAGACCTTCACGGACTGGAAGATTTAAGGGGACGCGATTTGACGGCGATTGAGAAATCGTTCAATAAGACCGGCGTTTCTACGGTAATGCCAGAGACAACAACGACTTTCGCGAAAATTGTTGCTACCAGAGTGACCGGCCTTCCGGCTGAATACTTCGAAGATCTTCCGGCTGGTGAGGTGGAGAAAATCAAAAACGCCGTTGTGGGTTTTTTATACAAAGACGAATAAGATTTGATTCCGGTTCAGACATTCAGAAAACTTCGGTTTACTTGGCAATGTCTACGAATACCGGAATTGATTTCTTTACCGATCTTCCCGTTGATGAATTCATCGACATAGCAAAGGAAGTGAGCGAAATTGGCAAACAAAACAACCTACGAACTCGCTCTTGAAATCGGTGGCAAAATTCAAAGTTCGCTTGACAAAAGCGTCGGCGGAGTAAACAAGAAGTTAGATTCCATTGGAAAAGCCGCTAAAACAGCCGCGAAGGTAGCAACAGCCGCCTTCGCGGCTGTGAAGATCGGCGGTTTCGTGAAAGACGCCGTTTCGACCTACGCTGATTTTAACCAGGCAATGGCCAGCACGTCAGCAATCGCCGGCGCAAGCCAGGAAGAAATGAAGAAACTGGAAAACGCCGCCCTGGAAATGGGAAAGAAGACGACGAAAACCGCCACAGAAGCAAGTGAAGCGCTTGGATATATGGCCCTTGCCGGCTGGGACGTTGATACTTCTATTAGTGCGCTGGAACCGGTTCTTCGACTTTCCGAAGCTACTCAAATGGATCTGGCGACTTGTTCAGATTTGGTAACTGATTCAATGAGTGCATTAGGCCTTGGCGTAGACGAATTATCAGATTATCTGAACGTTGCGGTCAAGGCGAATAATAAGTCCAATCAATCAGCGCAACAGTTAATGGAAGCAATGATCGGGTGCGGCGGTGCCGCAAAATCGGCCGGAATGGACTATAAACAAACATCGGCCGCGCTTGGAATCCTGGCGAATAACGGTGTCAAAGGTGCGGAAGCCGGAACAGCGTTGAATTCAATGCTGGTTCGAATGACGACGAAAGACACAGCCCAGAAGGCTTTTAAAGAACTGGGCGTTTCAGTATATGACAGTTCCGGGCAAATGCGAAAAATGCAAGACGTTCTTGTCGATGTAAACAGCGCGATGTCAGGACTTACTCAGGAACAAAAAAATAATTATATGTCGGCAATCGCCGGAACAAACTATTATACACAGTTCGGATATTTACTGGACGGTGTAAAGGAAGGCGCGGACGGTGCCGCTTCTACATGGAGTAGTTTAACAGAAGCGTTTGACAATTCAAACGGTGCGCTTGACGCGATGGCCGATCAAATGACAGACACGCTTCCGGGCGCGATTGCACGTTTCGGATCAGCCATTGACGACGTGAAAATAAATTTGTGTAAAGTATTCGCACCTATGGCAAAAGACGCTATAAACATGATTAGCGAAGAAATACCGCATATGACAGAAAAAGTCACCGGGTTCGTTCAGAACCTATACGACAGAGCTGTTCCGGCGGTTGAGAATTTCAAGAACAAAGCAGTCGCCACTTTCGAAAAAGTCAAGCCGACACTGGACGACATAAAGAATAAATCGGTGGCCGCCTTTACATTCCTGGCGGAAACTGGGAAAACAGCCTTTGAGAATATCAAAGCGAAGATCGAAGAAAACAAACCGGCCATTGATAAGGTTATTGCGGTGGCCCTGGATCTGAAAGACAAATTCTTCGAAGCATTTGAAAAAGCAAAACCAGCGATGACCTATATCGCAACGGTGGCGCTTCCGGCGGTAGTGGGCGCAATTATGAAAGTAGTTGACGGCGCGGCCACGGTTTACCAGAAATTAGACGAATGGAACCTTTTAATTCCGATCATCGCTGGCGTAGCTGGCGCAATCGCATTGTTTAAATTCGTGAAGTTTGCAAAAGACACCATCGCGGCCGTTAAAGCCACGAAAGCATTAGTTACCGTATTCCTGGCACAAAAGAAGGCTATGCTGGCTAATCTGGTTGTAAAGGCGAAAGATCTGACCGAAACGGCCGCAATTCACGCGCTTTACTTAAAGGACGCAATCGTCAAAGGCGCAAGCACAGCGGCAACGTGGGCGCAAACCGCCGCAATGACGGCATGGAACGCTATTTGCGCGGTAGGAACAGCGGTAACAACAGCACTTGGCGCCGCATTTGCATTTTTAACAAGTCCGATCGGGCTGATTGTAATTGCAATAGGCATATTGATAGGGTTAGGAATAGCGCTATATAAAAACTGGGACACCGTGAAAGAAAAGGCTTCACAATTAGGTGAATGGATCGTCGGCGTGTTCAACAATTTAAAAGAAAAGGCTTCCCAGGCAATCCAGGCATTCGCCGACAAATTTCCGGCCGCCTTCGCTTTTATTTCTTCCGTCTTTGAGAGTTTCAAACAGACGGTTTCCGGCATTTTCAACGGAGTAAAAACCTTTTTTACTGGAATTATCCAGTTTTTCACCGGAGTATTTACCGGCGATTGGTCGAAAGCACTTGACGGGTTGAAAAATATCTTTTCTGGTGCCTTTCAGGCCCTTTCTTCCCTGGCAATGGCACCACTGAACGCGCTGAAAGGCGTTGTGAAGGGCGCTTTTTCTGCAATAGATACAGCTACGGGCGGAAAATTAACAAGTATTAAAAACAAAGCGGTCGAAGCCTTTGGAAATATCAAGGATAAGGCCGGAACCATCATGGCGGCGGCAAAAGACACGATCAGCGAAAAACTATCGAATATCAAGTCGGCGTATGAGGAAAACGGCGGCGGATTGAAGGGAATCGCGGCGGCATCCATCGAGGGCGTGAAAGGATATTACACAGCCGGATATTCTTTTATTAACAATCTGACCGGCGGAAAGCTGGAAGAAGTTCGATCGAAGTTTTCTGAAAAAATGTCTTCCATCGGAACGAATGTTTCGAATGCTTTTACAACCGTAAAAGGCACGATAGGGAATTTAATGTCCCAGGCGGCCACAAATGTAACTACAAACCTAAATAACATGAAGTCGGCCTATACGAACGCCGGCGGCGGTATCAAAGGAATTGCCGCGGCCACCATGACGGGAGTTCAGACCATTACTTCAAATGCTATGTCGCTAGTAAACACCGTGACGGGCGGTGGACTGGATAACATGAAGTCGGCTTATACGAACGCTGGTGGTGGTATCAAGGGAATTGTTTCGGCAACTATGACGGGAATTCAAAGCACCACTTCGTCGATCATGTCCGGTATCAATACCTTAACCGGCGGAAAGCTGGATCAGATACGCGATAGCTTTTCAACTAAACTTGACGCGGCAAAAACAGCCGCTTCGGAGAAATTCGAATCAATCAAAAGCGGCATTTCTGAAAAAATTGAGGGCGCGAAGACCGTCGTTTCGAATGGCCTGAACGCAATCAAGAATTTCTTTTCAGGTTGCAAGCTGGAACTTCCTAGTATTAAAATTCCACATTTCAATATTTCGGGCGGTGAAGCGCCATGGGGAATTGCTGGAAAGGGAAGCACGCCGAAGATTTCCGTCGATTGGTACAAAAACGGTGGTATTTTAACCGGCCCGACGATCTTCGGGGCAAATGGAAATTCGCTAATGGGCGGCGGCGAAGCTGGAAAAGAAGCGGTTCTTCCGCTTTCTGAATTATGGTCGAATATGAAATCGGTCGTTGCTGGCGTTGTGTCACAACAGCCTGACGGAGTGGCGACAATGTTTAACCAGGTGAAACAGTTAGTCGGCGGACAGTCGGCCACACAGCCGGCAGAATCAGCCACGAAGGAACTTTACAACAACATTACAACAAATAACACCGTGAACAAAACCAACGAGAACAGCAACACGAACGATTCTTCTAAATTCGTGTATTCGCCTAGCGTGGTGATCCAGGGCAACGCAGACCAGAAAGACGTCGAAAGGGCGCTGGATATGTCTCAGGCGAAATTTAATCAGATGATGGCGGAGTATCAGCGACAGAAGGGGAGAACTTCTTTCGCATAGAAAGGGGCTGAAATATGGACGAAAACCGAATTTACACAACGGTTCAAGGCGACATGTGGGATTCCATAGCCTATGAATTTTACGGTGACACGAAGTATATAGGCCTTTTGTTACAAAACAATCCTGACCTTCTGGACGTTTTTGTATTTTCCGCCGGCACTTCTGTTTATATTCCAGAATTGCCGGAAGAAGTAGAAGAAGACGTTCCAGAATGGAGATTGTAGCCCATGAAGGCGCGGCAATCTTACGTTGTAGTAAAATACAACAATAAGGACATTACAAAGACCATTACTGACTACATCGAAGGTTTTGAATATAAAGACAACGCCAGCGGATCGGCCGACACGGTGACTTTGAAGCTGAACAATAAAAGCGGAAAGTGGTCTGGAAGCTGGATCCCCATTCAAGGGGATTATATAAAAACAATTATCAAATTAACAAACTGGAAGAAGGAAGGAGACAATCGAAGTTTTGATTGTGGCTATTTTTTAATTGACGATCTAAGCTATTCGGGGCCGCCTTCCCAGGCTTCCATCGGTGGAATATCTACACCGATAGACACGGACTTCAATGTCACGAAGAAAAGTAAGACATGGAAGTCTACCAGTGTGAAAGGGATCCTTTCAGAGATAGCGAAAGGCGCCGGCGTCGGACTTTACTTTTCCGGCCAGGACTACCCGATCGAAGAAATGGAACAATCAGATCAAGAAGACGTGACATTTGCTTTTAATATTTGCAAGTCCTACAACCTGGCGATGAAATTATATAACAAGAAAATCGTTGTATTCGATCAAACAGAATATGAAAAAAAGAAGGCCAGCTTCACAATCACACGAGAAAACGCAGAAAGCTATTCTATTAACCGAAGTATGACGCGGCAATATGACGGCGTAACGATCAGTTACACCGACGCAACAAAGAATCAAACCCTGACTTATCAGTTCATGTTGAAGAACGGAAACCGGATCATGAAACTAAACGAAACGGCTGAAAGTCTTCAGGACGCAGAAATCAAGGCGAAGGCGAAGCTGTTAGAGCATAACAGACAATGCCAGACGATGAACGTCACAGTAAAGGGAGATACAAAGTATATAGCCAGCAAGTGCGCCGAAATCGACGGCTGGGGGAAATTAGATGGCAAGTATTATATTGACACCGTAACCCACAGCAAGGACGCCGGATCAGGCTACACATGCACGCTAGAAATGCACCTGACACTTGTTGTAAAAGGCGTCACGGTTGCAACGGTACAATCGGGCGATACAGTTAAAAAAGCGGCTGATTCTTCGGCAACTTCAAAGACTTACACAATCGTTTCGGGCGATACTTTATGGAAAATAAGCACAAAAAATCTAGGATCCGGCGCTAAATACATGCAGATCTATAACGCGAATTCAGGAACCATCGAATCAGCGGCGAAATCACATGGAAAATCTTCTTCAAGCAACGGACACTGGATCTATCCAGGAACCACACTGACAATTCCGGGCTAGGGGGGTGAAGCGAATGTCTGATATGGTAAGAGTAGGATATATTTCGGCCGTAAATTATGCCGACGGAACGGCGCAAGTCGTCTATAAAGACCGTGACAACGCGGTTTCGCCCTTCATGCCTTTGTGGTCGAATGAATGGGATCCACCAGAAACCGACACAATGGTTTATGTGTTACACCTTGAAAACGGCGGCACGCGCGGAATGATTCTTGTTCCGCCATACACCAACGGAAACAGACCACCGGAAGGCGTAAAAGGAATCTGGCGAAAGGATTTCGGCGACGGAAGTTATATCAGGTATGACAGAAACACAAAACACCTTGACGTCGTAAGTGATAACGTCAAGGTGGAATCAATGAGTGTTTCCGGCGATCTAACAGTCGGCGGAAGCATTGAAGTAGAAAAAACAATCAAGGCCGGATCTATTTCGGCCGGTTCTATTAAAACAACGGGGAACGTTCACGTCGGCGGAAATCTGACAGTGGACGGAAGCCACCCGTAGAACGGCGGTGAAATGATATGATCGGATATTTGGGCGATATTATCTTCGAAACAAGTGAAAAGAAAATTCGCACTTTTAACAATCTGAAACAGACGGCTTCTGCCACCTATTCGGATCATAAGCGATATAAGAAAAAGCCACAAAGGGAATTCGAAGGCCCGAACAATCAGGGCGGATCCCTTGAAATGAAGATCAAAGCCGGTCACGGTGTTAGGCCCTGGAAAATGAAACGAAAAGTTATCAAATATTGTCAGGACGGAAAGGTTCTTCCGTTCGTTGTCGGCGGTCATAAGATGGGCGGCGGCAAGTGGACGATTGACAGCGTGGACGCGTCATATGATGAAGTCTGGAACCGTGGTGAACTTGTGTCCGTTACGCTTTCCGTAACGCTTACAGAATACCACTAGAAAGGCGGTGCAACATGATTATAATAGACGGCGTTCAAATCGTTTTAAATGGACTATATGAAAAGAAACTTCGCCAGGAAATACTTGACAAGGTGACTTTTCTTTTATCATGCGTGAAAGGCACTATTCCCATGAACCGGGAAATCGGCCTTGATCCTGATATTATATCAGCGCCGGCATTTCAGGCGCAAAACCTATACACAATAAGCGCAATCGAAGTAATAGAAGAATTCGAACCGCGCGCAGAAGTGGAAGAAATTCAGTTTGAAGAAAACGGTTCTTCCGGGAATATGATTCCGAAGGTGGTGTTGACATACAATGGCGAATGAAATTCAAAAATTATATGAGTTACCGGACATTTCTTTCATCGACGATATTACCTACGATGATATTCTAGCGGAAATGATTTCGGACTTTCAAACAGAATACGAAAAAGAAACCGGCCAGCCGATCGTTCTTCGGCCTGGCGATCAGGAACACATTCATTTGAGAATTGAAGCGGCCCAGTATTATCAAATGTATTTGAAACTGGATAACGCGGCAAAAATGAACCTTCTGAAATATTCGAAGGGCGACTTCCTGAAACACCTGGGCGCATTTAAAAAGACATTTATCCAGGAACCAAAGGCCGCAATTCTTACGGCCAGATTTACGCTTTCAGAAGTTCGAAAAGAAGTGATCTATATTCCGCAAGGAACCAGAATCACAGCCGGCGACGGAATCTATTTCGAAACGGACGAATACGCGGAAGTAACAGCCGGCGCGACCTATGCTGATGTTGATTGCACATGTCAGACAGAAGGAACAGCCGGAAATGATTATATAGTGGGGCAGATTGACACAATCGTCGATCCGGTTCCTTATGTTATTTCAGTATCAAATATAACAAAATCAGCCGGTGGGGCTGGCGAAGAATCAGAAGAAAGTTTTCGTGAAAATATATTCATGGCGCCTTCTTCCTATTCGACCGCCGGCCCTTCTGACGCTTACGAATATTGGGTGAAGCAGTACAACAGCGCGGCAATAGAAGACGTCAAGATCTACGAACCAGACGACGCAATCGTTGACATTCGCGTTCTTCTTTCTGGCGGCGAACTTCCTTCGGAAACGTTCTGTTCTGGCGTTCTGGAATACCTGAAAGAAAACCCTATTATTCCAATGACGGACAAAGTAACCGTCGCCGCACCTGACGTCGTGAATTACAACCTGACGGCCACATACTACATAGCCAGATCAGACGTGAACAATATCGCAACTATTCAGGAATCAATCGAAGCGGCAAAAGATACCTTCTTAAATTGGCAAAAGACGAAGATCGGCCGGGACATTAACCCGGACGCATTAACAGAATTTGTCCGGGCCGCTGGCGGAAAACGCGCGGTTATCACTTCGCCAGCATTTACAAGGATCCCGGAAACTTCCGTCGCGAATGAAGTAACAATCGAATTTGTTTATGGCGGCGTGGAAGATGATTAAACTTGTCGATTACCAGACGAAGACCGCGCTTCCGTCTGAAATGAAAACAGCCGAAAGAAACGCGCTTTCATACGCCTTCGATCAGCAAAAGAAAAAATTCATAGACAGAATAAAACGCGTGTACATATGGGCCGACCTGGATCAAGTCAGCGACGACAAGCTGGACTTCCTGGCGGTCGAAAACCGCGTTCTTTTCTACAATATAGACCTTTCGCCGGATATTAAGCGAAAACTGATCCTGAATTCGATTTACTGGTATATGAAACTAGGAACGCGTCAGGCCATGGAAGAAATGATCGACATTGTGTTCGGAAACGAAAACACCCAGGTCGAAGAATGGTACACATACGCCGGCGAACCGTTTCATTTCAGGATTGCGGTCGGTACAGAGGTTACACAGACTTCAATTTCCGAATTCTTGCGATACCTGAACAAAGTCAAAAACGCAAGATCCCGTTTCGACTACATGGTTTTCCAGAATGGGATCACTCTAAATATTTACGGTCAATCGGACTATATGAAATTTATATATACGTTTTGCGGCGATGTGGAGTGTGGAACATACCCGGATATTTCGATCGGGTTAGAAACACCAGAAATCGAAATCACACTGGAAGGCCAGAGCGACACAGCAAGCGTTATATATACAGAATCAGGAACCACGCCGGACATTTCCGTCGGGGCCGCCCTGGTAGAAAATCAGATTGACATTCAGGCCGCTTCACAAGAAACAACAATCGTCTACCCGGTAGACAGCGAAGCGGAATCTGGAACCGCGCCGGACATTTCTATCGGCGCACAATTCAATGAGGTTCAAGTTGACCTTGAAGGCGGATCCGAAGCGGACACAATCGTCTATCCTTCGGACAGCGAAGCGGAATCTGGCACATATCCAGATACTTCAACCGGCTTCGCCGAATCGGAAAGCGGCGTTTCTCTTACACCGGAAAGCGAAAACTTTGACTTATATTACAACACTGACGCGGATAAATACGCCGCGGAAGAATGAAAGGAGTTCGAAGCATGGCAGAAGCAAGTTATATTCCTTTGACGGCCGAAGCATTAAACGACTTAAAGGAATACATTAAAAAATCTATTTCCCATGCGGAATATAGATCCGGGAACACCTGGACGAAAATTCCAATCTACGGCGTGGAAACACTGACAGACGGCCGAATCGCTATCTTTGTACTTTTCGACCATGACGCGCCGGATCAAATAAACGGGATCCGATTCTATCACAGAAGCGGTTTCGTGTGGGCCGGCGGAAATGAAAGCCTGAACAAAGAGGAATTCGAAGAAGGTGTTCTTTACAGATACACCTTGAAACTTGTTCAGTCTTCGGGCAAAAGCTAGGAAGGGAGTGAATAAAAAATGTATGTTCCAGTATTTTGGGAAGACAGAATCGTCGAACACCCTAGAAGGGTGACGGTTACTGACCTTGGAAACGGCGTGAAAGAATGGGCGCCCGATCCTGGTGAAATTGTAAAAAGAGGAACACAGCAAAGTTCCACGAATTTCGGGAACATGGACTTCGGCCTTTTAGAAAATGCGTTGATCGTTGGACTTGTTAAAACAAACCTTCGTTACGTCCAGGACACCGTTGATAATTTGCGCGGCCAGATCTTAACCGCCGCATTAACAAATACTTTGAAATACCCGGCTTCAAATGCCGAAAAAACGATCGTGCTTCCTCTGATGGTAAACAATACCGACTACGAAGTGACGGCCGAAGTCGTAACGGCTGACGGCCCGGTCGAGCGCGTGGAAGTGTACGGAAAGGCCCTAAATGCCTTTAAAGTCATTTACTATGGTAGCGCTAAAAATGTAACTGTAAAACTTCATGTGATCGGGGGATTGTACTAATGGCAAATGTGATTATTAAATCGGACGAAAGAAGATACCGGGAAAGCGAAATGTTAAAAGCCTTCGGCGGTGGATCCAAAAAAAATTCCACCCGTGAAAATCGGGAGTATGCCGAAGAAATCAACGCGCGCATGAATGAAGTAAAAAGAGAGGTAGGTATTCGATGATGAAAGTTATTGAAGCTAACGAAGGAACTAAAATTCCTTATGAAGTCAACAAGACCTGGCTTTCCTTCGACGATCAGATCATGTTGAATCTGAAAGCAAAGGAAGCTGACAACGATGTGGATATCGACATTACTTCCGACGCTTTCGGCCAGTTAGAAACCGGCGGTGGCCTTTACTATGTGGCCCAAATTCATATTCCGGCCAGACAGTATACGGAAGAAGAAGTTGAAAACCCTGACTATGACGAAGAGGTAGAGAATTCCAGCAAAACAATTTTGAAACGCGATCCGGTTCCGTTCTCTATGGATAACATGACATTAACCCTTTACGCGCTGAAAGAAGGTGTATTTAATGAATAATTACAATTTTGACGCCTTAAAATTTGCAACCGAAGGCCTGACTGGTGCTGGTTGTACCGTAATCATGGACGACGCGAACCTTCCGTCCTTCATGGTTCCGGTAAACAAGAGAACAAACGCACAGCTATTCACGGGCGGATCAGAGAAGACGCACAGCGCTTTCGTGGTTGACGATGTGGAATATTCCCGTTTCTTATACAGCAAATTCATTAACTGTATCATTAACGGAATGGCTTATTCCTGGCCGAACATGGATCCACGCGCTTCGATCAATTACGACGATTCACACAAGGCTTGTAATGCTAAAGGCCAGGGCTGGCACCTTGGAAGCATCGCAGAACGCGCCGTGATCGACCACTTGATCTACAAGTCAGGATTTACCCCACGCGGTAACACACAGTACGGAAAAAGCCATTCCTACACCTATGAAGTAGGAGATAGAACAGCCAGTGAAAGCGACGGCGCCGGCGGAATTAGAACCACAAGAACAGCGACCGGATCCGGCCCGGCTACCTGGTGCCACGATGGCACACGCCAGGGAATCGCGGACTGGGTTGGAAACGTCTGGAAGTGGGTGTCTGGACTTCGTATCGTAAACGGTGAAATTCAGATCTTCGTCGGTAATCTTGCCGCGAAACAGGTCGCACACGGCGACACAAGCACATACTGGAAAGCTATCATGCCGAACGGTTCACTTGTAGCGCCTGGAACCGCTGGAACATTGAAGTTTACTTCAACGCTTACCATCGGAACCGACCGTGTGTCCGCCGCTACGCCTTCAAAAGCATTTAAGGACATCGCGGCCGCTACTGGCGTAAATATGCCGGAGATCTTGAAAGAACTTCATTTGATCCCGGACACGACAGTCACAACCCACCAGGGAACCGTTTACTTGAATACAGACGGGGAGCGCTTGCCGTTCGTGGGTGGCAGTTCCGGCGACACTTCGGGCGCTGGGCCTTCCGCGTTGTACTTGCGCACTCCGCGTTCGGGCGTGTACACGGCCCTCGGCTTCTTTTCCGCTTTCATGGAATTGTAATCTGGAATCTGAAAACAGTGTTCTGTTTGGGGCTACGATAGTAGCCCCTATATTTTTACAATTCGACAGCGAAGGAGAATCAGAAAGTGGGTACACAAAGGAATTATTATCACAAGCCGAAGGGCAATCCAGAGACAGACGAAGGAACCGACCAGCGAAGCGGCCTGATAATATTACAGAAAACAAAAGATCTTATGCAATACCTTTATATTTCTTTTGTGAAATATCCGCGTAGTGAAAAGCTGGGTTTCGTTGCAGATTACAAGAAATGTTTATTTTCATTCCTTGGATATATCATCACAGCACAAAAGAAGTATTACAAGAAAACGACGCTTCAAGACGCGGACGTCCAACTTGAATTATTGCGTCTATTTAACGATCTTTCGTATGACATGAAATTTATTGATGAAAAGCGTTACAAGCTGATTTCTGATAGATTATGTGAAATAGGTCGGCTACTCGGCGGCTGGATCAAATCACAAAAAGAAACCAGCAAAGACGGAAAATAATTTTTCCGTGGGAATAGGTCATTAACGCTTGCCGATCGTGGGTGGCAGTTACAACAACACTTCGAACGCTGGGCCTTCCACGTTGAACTTGAACAATCCGCGTTCGAACGTGAACACGAACATCGGCTTCTTTTCCGCTTACCCTTTGAGCCAGACGGGAAAGTCCACGGACTTTTCACAGCGCAACGAAAGGGGAAAGGGATCTATTTCCGTTCCGGTGGAAGCACTGGAAGAATTAACGTCGCTATGTATTTATTCCATGCAGTTAGTAGCAATAAGCGAAGGGTGCAACGGGTAGCGCCGCACCTATGGCCGAAAGCCTGGGCGCTAATTCCAAAGAAAGGAATTGTTACAATGAAAACTTTTGACATAACGCACGCGCAAATCGTTGATTTTGAAAATCTTCTGGAAGCAGACAAGAACGCTTCGCAAGGAAAACACTATCGCGATGAAAATCTTAAATTTGCGGCGCATAGGGAAGAAGGGATCATTGATTTACTAAATCAACTTACATATTACCATGAAGACGGTGATCCGGCGAAGCCGCTTGAATCGGCTTACCGCGTCGGAAGATACCGCATGAAACAAATTTTCGAACCTAAACCTAGAATAATCATGGCCCTACAATACCCGGATCGTTTGGTTCAATGGGCCTATTACCAGAAGTTGAACCCATTGTTCGACCGGCAATTCATAACGCATAGTTACGGTTGCCGTGACGGCAAAGGAACCACCAGGGCGCGCGCCCAGCTTCAAACCTGGCTTCGAAAAGTCAATCGAAGTCCTAAAGGCTGGCACGTTCTGAAACTGGATATTGCAAAATATTTCTATCGCGTGGATCATGAAGTCCTGATGAAAATTCTTTCGAAACATATCAAGGACAAGCTAATTCTTCGCGATCTTCACAAGCTGATAAATTGTGAAGACACGGCCTTCGGATTGCCAGCCGGCGCACAGCCGGAGTTATGTGAAAAAGAAGACTGGTTATTTGATCGCGGAATGCCGATCGGAAACCTTACAAGCCAGATGTTCGCGAATATCTACCTGAACGAACTGGATCAGTTCTGTAAACACGTTTTACATATCAATTATTATATTCGATACATGGACGACATAATCATTTTATGGTCGGACAAAGAAGAACTGAAACAGATCCAGGCAGAAATCGAAAACTTCCTGAACGAAGTTCTTCAGCTGGAACTAAATAAAAAGACTTGCATTCGCCCGGCCTGGCTTCCGGTCACTTTCGTAGGCGCACAGATTACGCCGAAGAAAATCAGAATGAGAAAAAGCACAAGAAAACGAATGTTCAAACGTATTAAATTCATTCGAAAGCTGTTCGAATCTGGCGAAATTACTTTTGAAAAGGTCAATAATACCATGCAAAGTTATTTCGGATTGATCCAGCACTTCACGGCCGGAAACCTTTTAAGAAAGATTATTGACGAATTTTCTTTCCGAATATTTTAACAATTAAGCCGGGAAAACCTGGCTTTTTTAATTGTCTAATTTTGAAGGAAGGGGGTTCACAACAGTGATCGAAGGAGTATCAGACACATTCGCCGTTCAGTGGCTTATTGTCGCCGCCGCGCTTGGCTTATTTACTTACAAGGCATATCCACCAGTCAAGAAAAAATTTGAGGAATGGAGAGCAAAGAGAAACAAAGAAGAAAATGCAGAAACCACACTTCAAACTTGCGAAGCTGAAATCAAAGTCATAAATGAAAAACTAGGCCGCGATTATGCACGACTTAACAAGATTGATGAAGCGATGGCGCAACAAGCGAAGAACGACGCCGATTCCCTGGAAGAACGGGAATTGATTATTTCAAGTCTTTTAGGAATCGTGAAGGGGCTTCGAGAGTTGGGCGCAAATGGCCCGACGAAAGAGGTTCAACACAACATTGAAGACTATCTTGTCAGAAGGGCGCACCGATGAAAAAGAAGCCGGAATTTTCAAAGAAGATCCTATCCGAAGCAAAATTCGAATGCTGGATCATCACAGCCGCCGGAATTATTTTTTCCTGGGTTGGCCGTGACACTACTATTTTTTCTTACCTGATCCCGGTATGCTGGGGCGGTTATGCCATAGCCAGGGCGTTTTATTACAACAAGGCAAAGGCGGAAAATGCGATCAAACTTCGCAAGGCATACAAAGAAGCCGGGGAAGATCCGGCGCCGGCGGACGAACAATTCGAAACCGCAATGAACGAAGAAATTCAGTCAACCTACTAGAAGGGAGTGTTGAAAAATGGACTTACAATCTATGTTACAAATTATCGTGAACGGCGTCCTGATCGTCGTTGTTCCTATTGTCACCACAGCGGCCGTTACATTCGTTCGCGAAAAGGTGAAAGGAAGCAAAATCGAAGAAGCAATCGACATTGTTCTTGACGCCGTGGACGAAACAAACCAGACGTTCGCGGATCAGCTTCGCGAAGATGGCGCGTTCGACGAAGAAAAGCAGAAGGAAGCACTTGAAAAATCTTTGAAGAAGTCGCTTTCCATGATGAACGATCGCGTCATGAAACTATTAGAAAAAGAATTCAACAGCGCCGAAGCGTGGATCGTGTCGAAGATTGAATCAGCTTGCAAACAGAACAAAGTGAACCGCGCGTCCTAATGGAAGTATTTCGAATATTTTATTTCGTTATCGCGGCCCTTTGCTTTTTGTCAGGGCTGTTTTTGATTCTTCGGATCCACGCGGTCGAAGAACGCTTCAAACGATCACACATGGTCGTGTTCCTTTGCGTCCTGGTTATTGCGTGTATAGGCTGGCCGGTTTCGTTGCTGGCCGCTTTATGCGGAATTATCCTGGCGCTTTTATAAGCAAAGAAAGGGGAATTCTAAAATGAGTACAGTAATTTATTCATGTGGACATGATGAAAACGGAAAGTACAAAGGCGGAAAAGCTGGCGACCAGACTAAAACGGAATGGTACGCAAGGGCCGACTACTTCCCAGGCTGGACGGCAGTATATGAGCCACCGACACCAGAGATTGGAAAGAGAGTGGCCGCCCAGGCGAAAGCTGGATCAGAAAACAATAATTGCGGTTACGATCAGAACCAGCGGAACACACTTCGCACCGAAGCGAAAAAAACCGGCTGGAATCTTGCCGCAATCAAAACGCCGTGTGAAGCGGATTGTTCTTCTTCAACTGCTGTTTGCGTTGTAGCCGCCGGCGGATCCACTGACGCGAACATGATGAACGGATCTTCGAACTGTCCGACCACAAGCACAATCGGCGCGCGCCTGGTTGCCGCTGGCTGGAAAGAACACAAGACGACCGCCTATCTGAATTCAAGCGACTTGTGGGGGCCTGGCTGGGTGGTAAACCGCGCCGGCCATCATGTTATTATTAACGGAACCGCCGGCAAGAAATACAATTCCGGTTCTTCGTCTGCTAATTCTGGCGGATCCGGCGGCGCGTGTCCTTATGCAGAACCTTCCGTCACATTGAAGAAGGGAAGCAAAGGAACCGGCGTTTCCTGGTTACAGTGGCACCTTAACACATTGATTGACAAAGGAATAATTACCGGCGTTTCACGGTTATCGGTCGATGACGACTGGGGAAGCAAGACAGAAGCCGCATTCAAGGCATTTCAGACAAAATATCCTTCCACTGGTACGAACAACAAACCAGACGGAAAATGTGGCGGTGGAAGCCGAAGAAAGCTGAAATCATTAGTTGCATAGAAACAAAACATCACGGGCGGCCGCTTATGCGGTGGCCCGATTGTTTTATATCAAAAGAAAGAAGGAATAAACATGACAAACGAACAGAAAACTTTTATTGAGAAGATCGCCGCGGCGGTCAAGAAGAACATGGGAAACTATGGAATCGAAGTTGCTTCTCCAATCATCGCCCAGGCGATCATCGAAAGCAACTGGGGAAAGTCTGGACTTTCTGCTAATTACCACAATTATTTCGGCTTGAAATGCGGTTCCGCATGGAAGGGCGCAAGCGTAAACATGGCAACGAAAGAAGAATACAAACCGGGCGTACTGACTTCAATCAACGACAACTTCCGCGTGTTTGGATCCCTGGAAGAAGGCGTCAAGGGCTATTTCGATTTTATCAGCGTCAGCAGATACGCAAACCTTAAAGGTGTAACGGATCCGCAGAAGTACGTTGAAAATATTAAGGCTGACGGCTACGCCACAAGTTCGATCTATGTAAACACTATTATGAATTGCGTCAGAACCTGTAATTTGACCGCATACGACGTCGCAAGCCTGAAAAGCGAAGAAGTTATCGCCTGGGAAGTAATCGCTGGAAAATGGGGCAATGGTGAAGCCAGAAAGGCAAGTTTGACCGCCGCCGGCTATAACTATGCAAGCATTCAAGCGAAAGTAAACGGGTTAGCCGCTGGGTCTGCAAAGCCGGCCCTGAAATCAAACGAAGCCATCGCGAAGGAAGTTATCGCTGGCGAGTGGGGAAACGGCCAGGATCGAAAGAATAAGCTGACCGCCGCTGGATATGACGCCGCCGCCATTCAGGCAATCGTGAACAAAAAGTTATGACACGCCTAGAAATTGGCCGTATGACGTCCTGATTTGGCGAAATCCGGTTTTTTAGACCAGCAAGCAAAACCCACACAAACCCTTTTAAAAACCTATTTATAGGCCTTGTGTGGGTCCCTTTCTAAGTATCATAGATACTTCTTTCTGGTCACCAGGGCGGCACTTTGGTTTCAATTGTAGATAACATCTTCTTAATTTATTTTATGTCTGCTTAATTCTAATTCATTCGGAATCATTAAAACCTTTTTTGCCTTTCCATTAAAATCTAAGTTATAATAAATTACCTTATCGGATAAATAATATATTGCAAAAACAGTTTTTGCCGGATAATGAATAAACTTTTTCACAATATTATCTTTCGCCTTTCTTCTCATATTTTCCACACCTTTCTGTAACGTTCCTTGATGTTGATACTATAAATCATTTGATTGATAATGTCAAGCGTTTGTATAAACTAAATGGTTTACAATTTAAAAGATATGCTTGTGTTTTTAATCCAAATGATTTATAATAATGCAAAAGGAGGTAATACAATGACGACTGCACAAAAATTAAACATGGCCTTATCTTATAAGAATATTAGTCAGTCGGAGCTTGCTCGTAGAATTGGAACAACTCCGCAAAATTTAAGTCAAAAGATAAAGCGCAATACTTTGACAAAAGAAGAACTCGAACAAATAGCAGAAGTATTAGAAGCCACATGGCGCGCTGAATTTGTCTTTGATGATGGCACTGTGATCTAATCATGGGTCAAAAAGCAAGGGAGAAATTGTATATGAAACACGGACTTAGTAAAACCAGGTTATACGGTATCTATTCTGGAATGAAACAAAGATGTTACAACCCCGCTAATCCGCATTATTCTTGGTATGGCGCAAAGGGTATAACAATTTGTGATGAATGGCTGGGTGATAATGGATTGCAAAATTTCTTTGACTGGGCATTAAATAACGGTTATAATGAAAATCTAACTATAGACAGAATAGAAAGCGACAAGGAATATTCGCCTGAAAATTGCCAATGGATAACCTCGTCGTTGAATAGTAGTAGGGCACATATAACAAAAACAAAAAGTGATTTTATAAAACTTTTTACGTCTGAAAAAATTCGTTTTTTGGCAAGTCGCCAAAATGTAACACTAGGCGCCATTGCAGAAGGGACAGAGCAGACAAGCCAAAATTTTTCTAACAAAATGAAGCGCGACGACTTCAAACAGTCTGAACTTGCTTCAATCGCTGAATTCCTGGGCTATGAATTGAAAGTTACTTTCATAGATAATGAAACCGGCGAAGAAATTTAA